CGGCCTCCCAGCGCTCAAGGTGCCGAAGAAGCTTCTCGTGCTGGTGCTCAACCGTGCTCCTCGCCCATGCGTTGCCGGGGTGCTTGCGTTCGGTCTCCCGGAGCAGCTCAAGGATGGCCGTCAGAACGTCGGCGAGCTGAAGGGTGCCGAACGTGGGCGGCATGGGCTTGCCGTCTAGCGTGGGTCCTGCGTTCACGGCTCCGGCTCCTTCGCCTTCGACGCCTTCTTCTTCGGCGGAGGCTCCCCGCTCGGCGCGAGCATGACGATAGCGTGAATCATCCCGCGCGCAACGAACGTCACTTCCGAGATTCCGTCCGTGTCCAGCGTCCCGGCAACCCACACGCCGCGCCGATCCCGCTTGACGAGATGCCCGAACGTTACCCGGTGCGTGTTGGCCAGGTCGTCCAGCTCGGCTTCGGTGACATCGTCCTTGGCGTGGCCGGCGGCGTCCCACCAGTAGACGATGCACGGCTCCGCGTTGAAGCTCTCGATGGTGGGGAAGTCGGGCTTTTTCACAGGTGCGCCTCGACAATCAGCTCGAAGACAGTCGCGTCCGGACCAACCCGCTTTAGGGCCTCAGTAACCATCTCCCGAGCAGCCCGAAGCAGCTGGCTCGTGTTGCGCTTGTTATGGCGCCCGCTACGTTCGACAAGGGCAAGCGCCAAAACGATCGTCGCGAAAGACTCGTCCGGGAACTCGTCGCAGAGCTGGTCCAGCGCCTGAAGCATCCGCGTTACCGCTTCGGCGCGGAGCTCGAGCAAGCGATGTTCACGGGCTGCCGGGGTCATCTCCGCACCGCCGAAGCTCGGTAAAGCGTGGGCGCCACGGGTTCCGCGTCCAGCGCGTTGTAGATCTTCACCGGCTCTTCCTTCTCGAAGTAGAACCGGTCTCGAAGCGTGAACTCTCGGATCGTGCCGTGCTCGGTCAGCCGCCACTCCAGAATCAGCCCGCCGATCGCCGGGGCCGGTGACGTGAGAGACTTGCCGAAAGCTGAGCCGCCGCCTTGGAACGTGGGGCACGCGATACCCCGCACGCCGCGTTCGTAGACATGCGCAAAGACGTGCCAATGCCCGATCAGCAGAATCTGCGGCTTGATCGAACTGTAGCCCTCGATCTTCTTCTGGATGACGTAGCTTCGCGCGTAGGACGTCCCTTGCTTCGGGTGCCAGAGGTGCACAACCGCGCCGCCAACCTCGAGGAATGCGGACCGGTCGCCATAATGCGTGATGTCGTTGCGCCCTGCGTTCCGAAAGTAGCTGACGATGTGCTGGCCGATGCTGAAGCCGGACCGTTCCTGGAACGTAAAGTCGTGGTTTCCCGTGATGAAGTGGTATCGGAGGCCCGGAAGGTGCGGGAGTGTCTCGACCGCGTCTTGGCACTGCTCATCGGCTCCGGTATGCGTCACCTCGAACACGCCGTGCCGATAGCAGCCATCGAGCACATCGCCTGGGTGCAGCACAGTTCGGATGCCCTGGTCGTAAGCGTACTGAACGAACTCCCGCAGCTGGTCTTTCAGAACGAACTTTGAGCCGGCATGCGTGTCGCTGATTACCGCCACGCGCTGCACTTCGCCAACGGTCGGCGGAACCGAGCTGATAGGCTGGACGCGGTCGTCTTGCTGCTGATTGCGCAGGCCGGCGTGCTCGTTCTCAAGATGAACCTGGAGGCCCTCTTCCTGGGCAGCTTCTACAAGTTCGCGAGCTCGGCGCGGGGACAGGTCGAGCTTGTCGCATAGCTCGTTGAATCCGATCGGGCCCTTCTTCAGGACATCGACGAGCCGGGAGAATGTGCCGACAACACCGGGGCGGGAAGGTTCCGGGACGCCTTGTGGCGCGTATGGCTTTTCAACCGCGAGAAGGCTGGTCGGGTCAATCCCGCGCGCTCTGAAGTATCGGGTCAGGGCGGCCCGATTCATGTCGAGTTCCCGCGCCGCTTCGCCGAGTGACACGCACCGCCGAAGGACTGCGATTCGCTCGGCTAGGTGCGTGTCGTCGAAAGGCATTAGTCCTCCGCCTGGCCGTTTGCCGGGTGCGCCGGGTGTCCCTCGAGCTTTTCGACCCGTTCGCGCAAATCGTCCTGGGCCAGCCGCAAGCCGTCGAGCACTTCGTCAAGCCGGCGGTTCATGCTGGCCTGTAGCGCACGGCTCTCGACGGCATTCTTGCTGACCAGGTCGAGTTCGTCATTCGCTGCAGCCAGCCCACGGTCGATCGACTCGAGACGGCGCTGCATCTCATGGCGGGCCAGCGATTCGTTCGTGAAGCCGTTCCGCACCTCTTCCCGCACCGCACGGAGAAGGTCGTACACCTCGGCGATCGTCGGCGGCGCCGGGATGGTGATGCGCAGCGTCGGATCGTCCGTCATGCGGCGGACTCCGGTGGACTCGGGTCGGGCTCCGTATCCGGCGGCTCGGTATCGTGCTTGTCTCGCTGGTTCATCTCGAACAGGTCGTGAACATGCTCGGCGCGCAACGCTTCGATGCGGGCGCGGTCGGAGTCGCTGAGGGGCGGGGCGATGGGGCCGTCGAGCGGCGCTTCGTTCGGCCAGTAGAGAATCGACGGGTCGAGTCCGCGATCGTGGACGGTTGCGGCGTTCAGGAAGCAACGGCGATTGTTGGTGTTGCGCGGCACAACTCCTGGATTGGACTCGGTTCGGATGTCGCACGTCGCTTTCGCCGCCACCCAATCCCTAGCCAGCGCCGCCCGCTTGAAGTTCTTGAACGTTGCGGGAAAGCCCGGTCCGCACGCCCAGGACATCGACAGAATCCCGAGCTGCGCATCCGCCGGGAACAAGTCGAACTCCGGGAAGTGGTGCTTCTGAAGATGCGCTTCGAACTCGTGAAGCTTTTTCTCGACCAGAGCGTCAATGTCCTCGTCGGTCAGACGGAGGTCGTTGAGCTTCGCGGCGTACTTGAAGTGCAACTTGGGAAGTGTACGAGCTTGCCGTCTTTTCCGGGCAGCCCCGGGTGGTTCTTCAGTGCTGACCACGCGGCTGTCACCTCTGCGGGTGTTGCGACTGTACCGGTTGACTCATGTTTCCATGGGAGTTGCAGGGCTAGACCGACTGGATCGATCAAATTTCCCACGCCGCATGTGACAAGGTTTTTCACGTCGACATACATCGAGTGAGTTCTGCCTTCGAGCGGCTGACTGAAGGCATGCCAGATAGCTTTTACCGAGTCGTGCATCAAAGCCTCCCAAGCGTTCGCTGGTAAGTCGCAACGCGCTTCCCCGCATCCGGCAGCCGCCCATCACACCCGCGGCCACCAAGAGCACGGAAAGCGCCCTCGATCGTTGGGCACATGCCGATGAAACCACGCGCGCGGCGGCTCGCCGATGCGACCTGATGATCGATATTCTCGAGCCCGCGCAACCGGCTCCACTCCGCATCGGGACGTCCGTTTTGGTGCTCTTGAAACGCCCCGCTCGCAAGGTGCCGCTTGAGCCGCTGCGAGTAGTCGCATTGGTGACGGTCGCACTGGCCATCGGTGATCGCCAAACTGAATGCGCTTTCATGCCAGCCCCACGCGATCAGAAACGCCCGCACCCGCTTGTCCGTGGCGTGCCGATCGATCGCCGTAGCGAACGCTTCGAGCTGGGCGCGCTTCTCGTCGGCGAGCTCAGGGGCGCGATCGGCGTGGAATACCGGCAACGCCCGCAAGGCCGCCAGCGTCCCGCGCTGTTCGCTCCCCTTCGCCTGGCACGTATAGAGCAACGCCCCAAACGCCAGCGCGCCTGCCAGGAAGATGCAGAACGCGGTTAGGGCGGAGTCGGGTTTCATCGTTTCCTCTTGGCGAGCCCGGCCCGGCGCATGTCCTGGAACGTTGCACGTCGTTCTTCACCTGCCGAACTGCGGCACCACACCTGCCAAAGTTCCGTATCCACGTCGTCGCGTTCGGACGGCACAAACCCAGCTCGGCGCCGCTTCTCGCGAACCTCGAACTCGGGGACGAACTTGCGCTTCACGTGAAACGCTCAACGATCTTCGCGACGCCGATCACCACGATCCCGGCGCACACGACGGCCGCCGCGATCGAGTAGGCGCAGAGGTATGCAGCGACGGTACCAATCCTATTCATCCGCCCCGCTCCCTAGCCAGCGCCCGTTCCCGCGCAGCATTCGCCGTAGCCTCGAACGACGCAAGCCCGGCAGCACGGTTCGCAGCCTTCTCAGCTTCGGCCTTGGCGCCGTCTGCGTCGCCCGAAACGATGCGCTTGACCGTCTCGAAAATGCTCGTGAGCAGATCGGGATCCTTCAGCGCCGCTTCCGCCGCTTCGGTTCCGATTTCCTTGAGTAGTCCGCCGAGACTCATTTGCAGCGCTCCTTTTGCAGCCGGTCGCACTCGGCCTTCTGCTTGTCGCCCGCCTCGACGCTCTCCTCGTAGGCGGCAACGATCCGAAGGTTGCACTCAGCGACGAACGCCGCGTTGTTCTCCGTCTTGCACGGATGGTCTGCCGGCAAGCTAGAGCCGCCACAACCGACCAAGAGCAGAGCGAGCCAGCGGGTCACTTGCTCACCTGAGTACGCGACGCACGCCACAGCTTGGGCAGGTCCGTCGACGCGCCCTCGAGCCTCTGTCCGAGCTTCTCGAGCCAGGGCTTTTTGAAGTGCGCTCCGAGCCCTTCGAGAACGGAGCCGACGACGCCGACGAGCGGCCAGGCGATGGCCACGATCGGGCCGTAGGTGGTGATTACTTCTTGCATGGCTTTCCTTTCACGCCGCCGTTAGCTGCGACCTGACGCGCGCACCTCTGATCGTTTCGTTTTCGCCGTCCGCCACCTGCCGAGCTTCCGGTAGCGTGCAGCGCTCGAGCTCCGTCGTACCGTCCTCGCGGAACTTGACGGCGATCGTCGCTTCGTCCCAATCGGCCGCAGCGGCGGTGCCCAGGTCGACGTCGTTCAGCAGTACGCTTTGGCCACCGGAAGGCGCCGAGTTCTCGGTGTCGTCGTTGAGGTAGGTGTGCCTGGCGTAGCCGGTTCCGGTGATCTCCGTCGATGCGTCCGCGAAGTAGGCGAACTCCACGTCTGTCGCTGGCGTGTACGCGGTGTCACCGAACCAGTGATCGAGCACCGCCTCGGCCTCGGCGTCCGGCCACGCGCCGGCCGGGAACTCCAAGATCACCTCGCTCCCGCCTGTGCCGTCGAATACCGCCGATTGTCCCGTCGAGCCGCTGAGGGTCACGGGGGCGCCCAGCGTATGCGTCCACCAGGAGTTGCCGACGGTCGCGTGGTCGTAGATGCGCACCTCGTCAAACTCGATGTCTCCGCCGTCCGCCGGCCCGATCTCGTGCGTCTCCGCGAGCTCAGTTGCCCTCGATGCCGCCCCTGGCCAATTGGTCGTGTTGTTGGCGACCTCGCACGCCGCGTATCCGTTGCCCGAGCACTCGACGCCCGCGAGGAAAAGCCTGAGGTACCAGTTTGCAGGCGTCGCATCGACGCTCAGACCGTGGCGCAGGCGTTGAAATTGATTGAGCGCGTAGGTTGTGGGTGAGCCCATGTATGTCTCCGTGATCGTGACCTTCGCGACGTAGACGGTGCCGAAGCTCGCCGCGTCGAGAACAAACCAATAAAGTTCCCCGAAGAAGTCCCACGCCGGATCGTCGGAGACCGCGACGCCGAAATCGACGTTGTTCGCGCTCGTCACCTGGACCGGGGCCGACCACTCGGCGAGCGTTCGATCGGGGCATTGAACCATCCAGATCCCGGAGCCCAGCGCCGTATCGGAAAACCAAACGTACACGCGACCGTTGCGCTGCCTGACCATCGGCTGCGTGATCTCGTGCTCGAGCGGCGGATCGGTATACGTCCAGCCCACTCGACGGTGGATCTCGTGCTTGACCCACTCGCCGTTGACGTAGGTCCCCGCGTACATCACGGTATCGCCGAGGGATTCGGGGTCCTCCTGGTACCAGACGAGGATCGGCTGATCGTCGTCGAAACAGGCAAAGCCGTTGTGCACGGCAAACGCCGAGCCCTCGGGGATCTCGAACGCGCGCGCCTTGGGGTGCGTCGCGAACCCGCCGATCGGTAGCGTTACGGGCGCCCCGTCCGCGTACTCGAACGTCTGGTTATTGTCGCGAGACCGGACATAAAACTTGTCGTGGTGCGTTGTGATCTGCCCGCCTCGCGCCCACATCCACGGCCAGTGAATGACGCCCGTCAGCCGGTTGACGAACGGCCGATCCATGTACGGGCTCTCGTGGTCGCCGCCCGCGGGCCAATCGATAAAGCCCACATTTGGCCCGCCAGTTGCGGTGTGAAGCGTCGTGAACGGCGGATCGCCACCGTTCTCCACCGCGACGATCTGTTGCGCGTCACCGCCGGCAGAGCCTACACGGTGCGTGTAAAATAGATTGCCCTCGGTGTCGTAGTTGTAGCGCCAATAAGTGGACTCGCTCTCGAGCCCTTCGGTCGTAAACGTCGCGTCGAATGCGTCGATCTCTAGAGCGTCTTCATCCGCGCCAATCCACCGGAATGCCTCGTCGGCGTTGTGCGCGCGGAGCGTGACGACCGGACGCCCATCGGACAGCACGCCGATCGAGAGATTGAAGTGGTTATCAGATACCAGCGCGCCGTAGCTGAGCTCAGAATCGGCCTGCTGAATGGTCCACGCCGACCAGTTGTTGAGCTCGGCCTCGGGCCGCGTCCGGCGCGCGAGGAATATCCTCGAGGCTGCGGGCTCGCTGTCGAAGTAGGCGACGAACTGCCGGATCACTCCGCCGCGCGCAACTGGATCGGTAAACGGGTTGCTCGCATGCGGGACCCATTGGACCTTGGCTGTGTGCGCGGTCGTCGTGAGCGGCGAACCCAGATCGATCGAAATGTTGGGAACCGGGACCGTCACAGCAGAGCCCCCCATTGGCGAGCAGCCGAGAAGAGCCAGCAGAAGAGCGAACGCCCACACGTCACGCCACCACCACCCCGGAGCCGTACCCGTTGGTATCGTGCACCGTCACCGCATCGAGCGCGGCGATAGTCGTGCCCGAAGGCTTGCCCGTGAACTTCGTGATTAGCGGGAACGACCAGGCGCCGAAGTTTGCGGTGCCCGCGGCGTGTCCGATTGCGAACGCGCCCGCGTTGCCGTTGCCGAAGCTCACGCCGGTCCCCGTCGAGCTGCCGCCGACTACGAACTCGTCGAGGGTCGCCGAGTCGTTGAAAAAGCCCCAAATGCGGTACCATGTCGCTACGGTCATCGTCAGATCGAAGGACGCCGTGCCGCTGTTTATGTTGACCGTCCCGTCGGACCCAGCGCGGCGCATGCTTAGTTGGTTTCCGCCGCCGCCAAAGAATCGATCGCCCGCCGCGTTCCCGGCGTTCATACGGACGACGGCATAGAACCCAACGCTCGTTGTCCCCGGCGGATCGGGGTTCCACGTCACGTCGATCGCGTCGTTCGATCCGTCGGTTGAGACGATCGGTCGGTTGTTGAGCCCCGTCGCGTTGTAGGCCGGCGCATCGACGATCGTCATCGTCTTGGGCGAGGCTGCCTGATCGACCCAATCCGTGACCGCTCCCCCGGATTCGGTGAGCCCAGCCGATGCGTTCAGGTAGTAATGCACCGTGTGGCCGGCGCCGGTCAGAATGTCGCGCCACGCGAGCGCATCGAAACCAGCGACGATCGCGACGCGCGGGACTAGCGAACACTCGCCGGTCTGGGCGAAGCTCAGGGACGCGCGCGGGCGGTAGAGCAGCGAGGCCTGGGCGGTTTGGAGGAAGTTGAGGGGGGGATCGCTTGCGCCGCCCTGGATAAACGGCACACCGATCCCGATCCCGATTGCTGTCATTGCTCGTACCTTTGGAGAATCAGAGCCCGTAGTTGTTGATCAAACGCTGCGCGTTGTAGCCACGGGCAACGTCGTCTATAACGCCCGCCCACATCGCGATCTCACCCCAGACCACGTCAGCATATAGATCCGCGGGAGCCCCCGGCGTGTTGACGTGGCCGAGCCAAACACTAGTGACCGTCAGGGAGTCGACGTCCTGGCTCGCCGCGCTGATCACCTCGACCTGATCAATCGCGACGGTGATCTCGGTGCCCGAGTGCAGGAACTCAACGAGGTGGATGTCGTTGTCGACGGTCCCGCCCTCATCGGTGTTGGCGCTGCCCGCAACTGCCCGCTTTGAGGTGCGATAAGCCCCACTAGTGCCGGCCGCGAAACTAAGAAACGAGTTATCCGTCGCGCCGTTCGAAATGCCCCACATGCGCGCGGTGCTCGGCGGCGTCGTGTCACCGCGATACTTGAAAACACCCATCATCGTGCATGGGGTGTCTGAGCCGCCGACAAGCGCGTCGGCTAGTCCGCCGGTCGTCGTGTGGAGCGTTTGAGCTGTGCCGTCGAACGAGACGCCGGGGCGCCCGTTGAGCTCGTCCATCGAGTAGAACGGACGAAGCGCGATCGTGCCGCCGGAATTGGTGAAGCTGTGGGCGTGAGAACAGACCCACGATTCGATAGCGCTGCGATAAACGTTGTCGTTCGTGTAGTCTGTGCCGGTCGCGAAGTTCGCAGTGATGCCGGTCGACCCCAAGGCAACAGATGCTGCGGTTGTGATCCCGCTCGTGTAGCTGGCGCCGCCGTTGACCGACCAGCGGAAGACGGCCGTGCCCCTGGGGCCACTGGTCGTGATCTCGATCCGAAGGTCCACAGACTGAGTGAGCGTCCCAGAGAGGGTGACATCGGGCGGTGTCGTCCCGCTCTCGACCGTCGCCGTCGCGAGCGTGACCCCGCGAGTCGGCCGGAGCCAGCTTAAGAGGGACGACCCGCCGGGCAACGTGAGCGGGTTCGGGTTGCTCAGGCGACCCAGGACAGAAGCGCCGAGCCTCACGTCAGCCGCGCCTTACCCGCGGGCGCCCAATCCGTTCCGTTCCACATGGCCTGACAGACGCGCTTGGTTCCGGCGACGACCGTGTAAAGTGTGCCGGCGAGCGGGCCGCCGTTGACGATCAGAACGTTGTGACCCTGTGAGTAGACGATGATCTCGAAAACCTCGTCCGTCTCTGGCGTGCCACCCGTGCCAAGAGTCTTGGTGCGCGCGGTGCTGGTCGTGCTCGCCGCCATACTGCGCCGCGTGCCGTCCGCGATCGAAAGCGTCTGGTCGGCGTCCGTAAGATCAGTTCCCTCAGTGATCGCCGCCTCGAGCTTTGAGAGTTCGATTCCCGCCGCCGAGTTGACGTCGGCATTCACGACCGCGCCGGTCGCGATTGCGGCGGTGTTCGAGCCCCCGGCGATCGTGATGTCGCCAGATATTGCAGCGCGCGCAACCGCACCAGCCGCTGAGACTGTTACTGTCGAGTCCCCGGCAACGATGCTGGTTGCGTAGTCGAAGCTTAGGAAGGTGTCGCCCGCCGTCGTTAGGATCCCGCCAGGTCCGTCCTTATAAGCAACAGTGAGCTTTCGATAGCCGGCCGCGGTCGTCCACTCCGTAACCGTGTATTCGATCCACTTGGTTTCGTCGCTTAGGCTGCGAAGGCGAATGACGCCCTTGATCGCCCCCGCATAGTCGTCGATCTGGTCTAGCCAGTCGGTAACGTCGGTGCCGCCGTATTCGGCTAGGTCGACATAGAGCTGCGTCGCCGAGCTTAGCGTAGCGTTGTTCGCGCGGAACGTGCCGGCGCCTGGGTCCGCGTCGGCTGTCGTCGTGCTGAAAGTGTAGCGGAAGCCGTGACCGCCGCCCCCGCCCCCTCCGACGCTTGCGGATTGGTTCAATGCGTCGTTGAAAACTTCTGTCCAGCCAACCTCCGCATCACGCTCGAAGGTTTCACCTAACGGAACCGGCACAATGCCGCCGCTGTTTGCCACGCCGATAACGGCGCGCTTGGTCAGGTTCGAGTCTTCTACGCCCTCATCGTCCCTACCGCCGTTCACCTGACACTGAACGAGATACGAAATCCCGATCGAGTCGCCAGGGGTCGATCCGATGTCGAACGAAGCGGTAGCGCCCGATGGTGAGCCGGCCGACGTAATAGCCGGCGACGCTAGCCCGGCGCGCGAAACGCCAACGATCGACCAGGTTACTGTACGAACCCCCGACGTGCTGACGAGTTCGAGATCGATGGTCTCGTCATAGCTGCCGGCATACTCCGGCGGAACCGCCTGCGCTTGGACGGTGAAATCGGCTGAAGCCATCGGGCTTTACGCTTCCTTGAATCCGCCGCCGTTTATGAGCAGAGCCTTTGCGCTGTGCTCGTTCGGTGGCGTGGTCGGTGTGTACTTGGCGAGCTGCTCGTTGAATGCGATGTGCAGCAACAGGAGTGGCGCGGTCGCCGTGAATGTATTCGTCGCGTCCGCGGAGTCGTGCACGCCTGAAACGCGGTGCGCTTCGTACGCGCGGATCGCGTCGGCGAATGACGAGAACAGGCCAGCGATGTCGCTCGACGGCTGGGCGTTCAGAAGTAGATTGCTGAGGTCCGCGACAACCGAACCGGTGTCGTGGTAGTCACCGGTGCCCGTGCCCGTCGGCGTGGCATTCGGATTGTCGGTGCGGATGTGGTGGTCTAGTGCGTCGCGGATCCTGGCGAGAGCCCGCTTCTGGCCTTCGGGATTCTCAGCTCCGAGGAAGCTCGCCGTGATCGCGTTGTCCGTGTCGTTGGCGTCGTGGACTCCGGACTCGACTAAATGCGCGTTGTATACAGATATGAATGCGTCGATCTCGTCGCCGAGGTCGCCAAGGGTTGTCGTAGCTGTTCCCGCTAGATCAGCGACCGCCGCGCGCACCGTCGTTAGCTCGGCGGAAAGTCTGGCTTTAGGCGTCACAGGGTTACGAATTGCCGGCGAAAGAACCCCGTGATCCTTCTCGGTCGTGACGATGATCTGATCGTCGTTGACGTAAAGCAGTAATTCGGCCGTGTCCCCAGCAACCCCAATTTTGCACGTCAGCTGTGAGGCAAAGTAAACGGTCGTCGTCGTCGTGCTCAGCAGCTCCTCGGCCGGTGCGGCGTTCGGATCGCCGAGGTAACCGCCGCCGTATGCCGCCGCGCCCTTCTCGAACTCCTCGAGCACGAAGACGTAGCCGCCGCCCTTGTCCGGTGTGAAGTCTGTCTGAGATTCGCTATCGACGCCGCCGAGCACGATCACGCGGGAAGCGCCCGAGTCGTCCAGCGCCTTTCGGAGCTTAGATCCTACTGGTGCGTTCGTACACCAGACCTTGACGAAGTTGCCGGTGCTCGCTGTCAGCGCGAGTTTGCATGTCTTCCCGCCGAGCGCGGGGCTCGGGATTGTGGCTATAGTGACGGACATCGCGCACTATGGCAGCCAGCGCACCCACGCATAGGTGCCGCCATTGTCGATGTCGATGACGATGAAATCGTGAATACCGACCTCGCCGTTCTGCAGATTCACGAGTGCCTCGACGTACACATTTGAAACCGCATTGGCTCCAGTGAACACGTATGCGCCGCCCCAGTTACCGCCGGAGCCGTTGCGTATGGAGAGGGTTAGGCGCTGACCCGGGAATAGCTTTGTTGGCAGCGTGACGGTTGGTGCCGTTGCGTTGGTGGAATCAATGGCATAGGTACCGAAGCCATCGGGAACCGTCGCTGTGGTGCCGCTGATCGTGGCGTCGGCATAGTCGAGATCAGCAATGCTCGAGCCCTGTTCGGCTACACCGCTAGCTGTATAGCGTCGGTGAGTGCCCTGTGTTGGAAACCAAGAGTTAGCGCCGATATTTACACGAGCGGACGTCACCCACCCGGCGCCGTATTCTGTGCCGCCCGCGCCGGTGCCGAAGTAGAAGCGATTGCCGCTGACAGCCAGAGAGCCCGCGGCGTTATCGTTCTGCAGTGCGACCAGTGTGCCGCTCGTGTGGTCACTGAAACTGAAGGTGTTGCCCGTTGCCTGCACATGACCAGACGAGTTGACCAGCGCACCGTTGTAGGTGCTCTGGTTCATAAAAAACTCGTTGCCGGCCAGGACAATGTTCGACGTGGTGTCCGTGCAAGAAATGGCGCGGTTGGTAGCCCCCGAAATCAGAAACCTGTTGTTTAGAAACGAGATGCGGTGCGCCGTTGGCGAGCCCGCAATGGTCACGAGGTTTCCGTCGCTATCACCGCTACCGATGGCGCAATCCCTCACTGTTACATGCGTGATTGCGCTGGCACCGCTGACCGCTAGGATATTCCCCGAGTTGGCCTGCTCGTGTGTCAGCGCAAGCCCCCTCATGAATCGCCGCCCCGTCGTGGTTAGCGTGAACATGTTTGCCGATGCGTGATCGAGCACAATCGAGCTCGCGCCGGAGCCTGCGCCAAGGAAACTGACGCCGGCTGTCCAGGCCACGGCTGAGGACGTCAGCAGCGAGCCTGCCGGCACATAGACAACACCGCCACCACCCGGGTCCGCAGCTGCCGCCGCGATCGTATCGGTTAGCGCTGTCGTATCGTCGGTGATTCCGTCAAGCTCAGCCCCATACGACTTTACGTTGTAAACGCTCAGCGCCGTCGGACTAAACATGCCTCCGAGCAAAAGCGCGGACGTCGGGTTGTATTCGCCACCGTCCAGACCATCGATCGTGTTCGGGTGGTCCGTGTTGAACTGGTTCATTTGGGCGGACGTGAGGATCTCGCCGAACGCGAACCCGCCGAGTTTCGGAGACGTGAACACTTAGGGTTTTCCTTTTTTTAAATACATGGTATAGGTTCACATGCCCAAGAAACGCGACTTGACGGGACTGCGATTCAGTAGCCTTAGCGTGCAATGTGCGGGCTCGGGGAAACGCGGGAGACCTACCTGGATTTGCATTTGCGACTGCGGCGTCACGGTTGAGGTGGCATCAGGAAATCTGACGAGTGGAAACACAAAGTCATGTGGTTGCATTGCCCGCAGGAATTATCCGCAAACAAGTCTAGTTGGTCGCAGGTTCGGTCGCCTATTGGTCACGGCGTTCGCGGGCTACCTTGTGGAGTCTTCTGGGGCGAGGAACGCGGCCTGGAGCTGCCTGTGTGACTGCGGTACTTCACGCGACGTGCGCGGACACACACTCAAGAGCGGTTTGACGGTTTCCTGTGGTTGCCGTATGCGCGAAACCATCGTTGAGCGCAGCACCACGCACGGCATGAGCGGCACGCGCGTCCACCGGATCTGGAAAGGGATGCTGACGCGCTGCCTCAATCCGCGGACGAAGTGTTACTCACGGTATGGCGGCCGCGGCATCAAGGTCTGTGCGCGCTGGCGCAATTTCGAAAACTTCTACGCCGATATGGGTGATCCGCCGTCCGAACAACACAGCATCGACCGCATCAACAATGACGGCGATTACGAGCCCAGCAACAGCCGCTGGGCTACCGGCTCAGAGCAAACCCGGCACACGCGCCGCTCACACTATCTAACCCTGAACGGCGAAAAGCTGCCGCTGGTCGCCTGGTGCGAGCGTTACCGCCAACCTTACCAACTGGTAAAGGACCGGCTTCGCTGGGGCTGGGATCCGCTTGAGGCTCTCACCAAACCGGCCCGGCCACGCAAGCACGCCTAGCTCGGGGTCAGCCCGGTGAAGTCGAGGCGCGATCCGTGCGCGCCATCGAGGTAGAAGCCGAGAACGTCAGTCGGCCACGATGCCCAGTTGAACGTTGCCCATGCAGGCAGAACGCGATCGAGGTGCTGAAAAAGCACGACGTTAGAGAGCCTGAGAAACTCGGTGATGTCGCCGTCCGTTGGCGGTGTGAGCTGAACAACGAGATGCGCCCGTTCGCTCTGCCACGTGCCACCACCTAGCGACATCGACGGATCGCCCGGCGTGCCGTCGGGCCAAAACGTCAGCGTCGGTGGAACGGAAAGCGATGCGCCGATCTGTCGATGCGTCGTGACGAAGCGCGAGGCCAGTAGGCTTTCGAGTGCCGCGTCCGTTGCGGTCATCGTCGGCCCGCGTGACGCCTCGAACTTTGCCGCGCACTTGACGCGGATGTCGTGGCGCCGATCGTTCGGACCAATCGGAATCCTCAGGACCTTGGCCCAGTCGTAGATCGCCTCGTCGGCAGTACCGGGCAGGCTGTTCGCAATGGCCCTTTCCGACGCGCGTGTCCGTGCCGCCTCCGAACGGGCTAACGCGACCTTCCGAGCGTGGACCAGCGTGTCGCGCTCGACGGTGAACGCCGAGCCGAGCATGGCCGTATAGTCGCGGTACCATGACCAGGCATAGGGAACCTCGCCCTCGGTCTCACTGTCGAGCTTGTCGAGTGCGCCGTCGTAGTCGCTGATCCTCGCGTTCTCTGAGCCCCAGAGTGTGACCGTCACGTCGGCGTTGACCGCCACGCCGGATGCGTTGAACGTACGGATTCGGACACCCGTGTCTAACAGCTCCCAGACCGGCCGCGAATAGGTCGAACCGATCGAAGTGCAGACCGCCGCGCGCGGCTTTAGCGAGTGGACGACTTCGTAGTCGTCAACGAACGATGCAATGTCGGTCCACTCTAGCGACGTGTCGCCCGTACCGTTCACGGTGATCGTGTCCGGCTTGTGGAACAGACCATTGCCGTTGAAGCCGAGATAGGCGGTGATACTTGAGGACGCACCGTCCGTTGTGAACGTCAGGACGCAGAGCTTCCGCGTACGCTTGACCGCTACGTTGTCGGCTACCTGGCGCGCGTAGTGTGACGCACTCTCACCGTAGACCGTCGACCCGCTCGAGTGCCGGCGCGGGAACGGGGCAAATCCTCCGTGGGGCATCGGCTACCAAACGGTCAGCGTCACGCGAACGTCGGTCTCTGCGGCGCCCGCTGCATCGAACACGCGCACGCGCACGGTCTGCCCAGAGATGACGTACGTGGCATCCGCAAATGCCGATCCGCCGCAGCTGACCTGACACTGTGTCGGCGTGAATTCTGCGGTCACGCCGTATTCGTCGTCGTAGGACGCCGCGAACGTGAACGTAACGTCGCCGTCGCCGTTGCGCTCGGCAGACGGGAAACCTGTCGGCGGCGAGTCACCCTCGTACGAAGCCGACGCGATGCCGGTCATCAAGAGACACGACTCGATCGTCGGCGGGTCGGTGCCGGTATCGTTGTTCAGATACGTGATGACCGCGAACTCGGCGGTGCGCACAGCCGCAGCCTGGTCTGAGACCTGGCGCGAGAAGCCTTCGGCGCCAACGTCTGTGCGAGCATTGACGACGCCAAGAGATTGATAATTCTGCTTATCAACCGAGCCGCCATAGTCCTCGTGGCTAACCGAACGAGTCCACGCTGGGTTACCTGTAGGCACTAGGGTCACGTCGGATACACTCCAAAATTGCGAGGCGCGAGCACGTTCGGATCGTCGTCAATGCTCGCTGGAATCGTCGGCGTCGTGGCGCTGCGATACCCAAACGATGCGTCGGTGACCTCGTCGTGCGCTTCGATGAACCGCGAGAGCCACGCGAACGTGATGCTGATCGCCGCGCCACCGTCCTCGACGAACGGGTGCCGCTTGTAACGCGGATTCGTGGTGTTCACGTTCTCGCCAGCACCGAGTTCGCCCATGAGAGCCAGGAAGGTCTCGCGGTAATTTGCGTACCCCTCGGCGGCCGGTGAGATGAAGTCGCCGACCTGGACCATCTCGGCGTTGCTGTCGACGAAAGGCTTATCAAGCTCGATGTCCCAAACGCCCGTCCCCGCGCCGGTCTCGGTTGCGGTGACGATGAGCGCGACGCGGAACCGCTGGTCGTTTCGCGACCACCACATGACGTGCGTTTGGCCCGCGATCGGATCGTCCGATGCCGCCGTTGTGGTAACGCGGATCGCCGTGCTGCTCGTGACAGTCGTAACCTGAACTCGCCCGCTCACGAGGTTCCCGGAGTTCGGCCAGGGCTCTTGATCGGTCCAGCCTAGGCCATTGCCGCCGGCCAGTGACGAATCAGGTATTTCGATCGCAAGGGCGATGTCAACCGACTCCTCGGCGACGGTGCCGATCACCGTTTCCATTGGGCTCGGCAGCTCGCGGTGCAGAGCGTTGCGGACGACTTCGATGGCAGCCGAGCTAAATGCCCGATTGAAGTCGTTCCGCTTCGGATCAAACGCCTTGATGATCGTGGTCTTCGACGACGCTGGCCCGCCGAGCGCGGGATAGACGTAGCAGTCCTGAACCGTGGCGAGTTCGTTGAACGCGATCTCTCGAATATGCCCCCAGTTACCGCCGCCCGGAGTATTGCCGAGCCGGTTCAGGATTCGCGCTCGCTTACGTGGCTCGGTCTCGGCGTCGAAGCCGCCGGTCAGTGGCTCGTTCACGGAGACGCGCGCCTCGGTCGCCACGTTGAACGGCGGATTGATCCAGCGGACCTTGGTCCCCGCTTCGGCGTTGCTCAGTTCGCCCGTGTCGATCATGACGACCGAAACGTCGGACTCGTCGGTAACGCCCACGTGCGGCGCGTTCGTCTTCCCGCGCTTGCCGTTCGGCAGAATGAACTGCTGGTTGGTCGGGATCGTGGCAGACGCGCCGGCCGCAACCGTGACCGTGAGCTTTCCCGATGCGGGCGATGCGGAGACGACCGGCAGACCGAGCTGTGCGCGCCAGTTCTCGAGGTCGTCCCCCGTCGCTGTAAGCGGCGTGATTGCAGGACGGACGCCAGCGATGCCCGCGTATTGGAGCATTCCGGCGTTTGCGACGGCCGTGAAAAAGATCCAGTCGTCCGAGCCGGGGCCGACGTTTGGTTGAGTGACCCCAAATTTGAGGGCTTCTAGGCGAAAGTCGGTGAGCAGATCATCGCGGATGACGTCCGCGCTGTCGGGAATGAAAAGCGGCTCAGCCATCAGACGGTAACCGTGTCGCTATTGCCGGTAGTCAGATCCATGTAGCTAACCGTGTGCTCGACGCGCCCCGTCGGATTTCCGAGCTTCGTGTCGATGCGCAGGATCTTGATCTCCTGAGCGAGAACCATGTCCGCGAGTGCTGCGCGGATCGCTTGCTCGGCCTTCTGCTCGTAGCGATCGTCGATGCGTTCTGGGAGGCGCGTACCGAAGCCGGGGAGCACAGAAGAGCTCCTGAGCAGCGTTGCAAGGCGTAAGAGAACCCGCTGCCTAACCATCGGCATTCGCTGATAGGCGCCGTCCTCGGCGACCACCCAATCGCGCGTCGTCGGGTCAATGAACCGCGCGGCCTCGGGAGGGCCGTCGGGCGGCTCGATGGCCTCTGCGGGCGTTCCTGAGCCGAACGGCGTCGAGCCGATTGCGAGCCCACCAAATCCGATCGTCATGACACGTCAGGCGGAAGAATCTCGACCGAAACATCGACCGTCCCGCCAACCCAATTGACTGAGCCGAGAACACCGAACACCAGAATCAGCTCGTCTTCGTCTGGGCGGGTGGTGATCAGAACCAGAGGCGCCCCGACCGACTGCGCACGGATGGTTCCGTTTGCATTCTGGCTCGGCACCATCCCTGGAACCGAAACGGCGGTCTGGAATGTGCTGTCGATCGTGAACGCGGTAACGGCGACGTCAGCAAACCGCAGGACGTACGGGGTGATTACGACCGTGTCGTCGGTCAGCTTCGTTACTAGCCGGCCCTGGTCGCTCGAATAGTACATGGCCGCGCCGAGCGTTGGCGCCTCGACCTGGGCGTCAGTGACCGGGGAAAACCTCAGCGCCTCGAGCGGGTGACTCACCGCGAGCTGGGTCACGGACAGCCGGAGCGTGTACGGCGTCCCGTCGACGTCGCAGGTGATGCAGTAGACTCCCGCAACGTCCGGCGTGAAAACCGGGGTCGCGTCCGTCAGTGAATTCAGATCAGCGCGAGCCGTCGAGCCCTGCGGCCTCGATAGCCCCCAGCTGTAGCTCGAGCCCGTCGGCGTCGTGGCTAGAGCGATCTGCTCGGCCGTCAGGAAGCCGGAAGCGTTGTTGTCCGCGGACGTGTCGCCGGATTGAACCTGGCCCGTCGCTGCGATTGCAATGATACCTGCCATGGTCTTCTATGCCCACGCGAGATCGTGATCGTCGTTCGTGCGCTTGATGCGCTTCGGTTTGCCGCCGACATGCGGAACCGAAAGCTTGCCGTCCCGCTGCCGCGCAAATCCGTGCTCGAGCAGGTAAGCGGCGCCGTGCTCGGCGTAGTCGTCGGGCAGCTTCCGGTCCCAGTTTTGCCGGAGCCACCACAGCACTTCGGCCGCGGTCAGCGGTCGTCCAGCGCCGGCCAGTACGTTGTAGACGCTGAGCGCCTTAGTCGCCGGATAGATTGGATCGGGTCTGCTCATGAGAATAGGTCCCGCCGCGCCGGCTCTCGTCCTGGGGGGCAAGGCTAGAGCCGGGCGGCGTGGAGTCTTGGTTGACGGCGGCAATCGGGCAGACTTGGCTCGGGCGCCGTGGATGTTTCGGATGACTTGGGCGCCTACCGCGCGAGCGCCCGCGGGCAGTCAGCGGCGGGTAAGCAGTTCGGCTGCGGATGTCTCGGGGCAGTCGTCACGCTGGCACTGCTAGGTGTTTTCGGCTCGGCCGTGGCCTCGGGACATACCTCCGAGGCTCTCCTTGCCCTGGTGCCGCCGGGCGCCCTTGGCTGGCTGTTCTGGTACCGGACCAGCCGCTCGAAGCGATAGCCCTTGCGCGCCCGCCCGCGAGACCCCAACCTATCCGGTTATGGGCAAGGCTCTAGAGTGGCTAGGCGGTTCGGTTCTCGTTTACGCGGTCGTGGCAGCTTGCGGCGGCATAGACCCCGGCGGCTCACTGAAACCGCGTCCCGTGGTCGACTCCGGCGCGGGAACGGGCGGTGTGATGGGCGCGGGCGGGACCGCTCAGGATAGCGGGCTCGCGGATGCCGTCGCCGATGCGCTCGACGCGATGGTCGATCCGGTGCCGGATGCCGATGCGCAGACGAACCCGCCGGCAGACACAGTGGTGACGGCGCCTTGCTCTTCTACGCTTGCGTACGCCGGGGTCAACCAGGACTTCGCCGAGCTGTCACTCCCCGGACGTAGTGCGGCTTCGCTTGCTCGAACCGTCGCCCTCATGAACGCAGAAACCACGGAGGGTTACGACCATTTCGTCGTGGCGTACCTAGCGATCCGCGACGGCGGAGTCGCGGCGCTGTGCGGGACGGACGAAACGCGAATGGTCACGTTCATCGTTCCTCCGGCCTAGGCCCCAATAAAAACGCCTGGAGCTGGCACCGGGACACCCGGAGCCGCAGGTGTCGAGTACAGCACGTTGCCAATCGGTGTACGTCCACCCAGGACAATCTGCGGGGCCGTGATCGTTGCAACTGAGTCCTTAACCTGGACCGTGGCATTCCCACTGGTCAGCACCGCACCGTTTTTCTTGCTGGCTTCGATGTGCATGCCAGCGATCGATATCGTGATCTGCTCTTCCTGTCGGTCAATAACGATCGCGGTGTCATCGCCCACCATCAGCGCGATCAGCTGGTTCTTGCAAAACACCCGCGCGTCAAAACCTTCGCCCGTCGAGTGCAGCGCCGTCTCCCCAGGCCCGAGTTCCTCGACGACGCCGGCAGCCGCTTTGCGCTGGTCACGGGCACACGTGGCCCAGCCGTTCGTGCCGGGCAGGCTCGGGTCGACGACACACTGGGCGTTACCTTCGGCCGTTTGCGGCCACGGCATCGCCGAGACGCCAAGCGCGCAGACCAGCGGGATGCCGTCGAAGCCCGGTGCGTCGTCGGCATCATTGCCGATCGGCGCGGACTTGGCTTGGACCTTGATCTCGTTCGTATTTGGGTCGCGAACCGCTGAGCCGATGTCGAGTATGTCGGTCATGACGCATCAAGCGGACAGCGCAGTTTGAAAAAGGGAATCGACGGAATCTCAGGAAGCGCGAGACTCAGCGCGGGAAAAGGAATCTCGGGCAGCTGCAGGTTGAGCTTTACGCCAGGAATTCGCACCGAGAAAAACGGCAGGCTCGGCAACTCCGGCAGCGCCAAACTAAGCGCAGGAAACGGGATTTCTGGAAGCTGCAGATTGAGCCGAACACCGGGAATCCGCACCGCGAACACTGGCAGCGAAGGCAGCTCCGGCAAGGCAAGGCTAAGCGCCGGAAACGGAATCTCCGGCAGCTTGAAGTTGCACGGCACTAGAGCACGTAGCTTTCTGGCCTCAAAAGCTCCATCGTCGTCCGTGGACCGCCGCCCATGTTTTCGAATGTGCGCTCGAGCACCCAGAGGTTTTCGTTCACGTCTTCGATCGTGTCGTTGACCCGCGCGATTGTATCGACCGCATAGACCGCGCCGCTCGTTGTCTCCGTGTGCCCACGCATCTCGACCGAATATGTCAGCGTGTCGCGCAGCCGTTCGGCGATCATCTTGCGCACCGAGTAGTCGAGCTGCTCGCCATTGCGCGCATCACGGTCTCGGTAGAACAGCGGGCGATAGAGCGGCGGGTCGAATCCGTAGATCGTGCGGTCTGGTTTCTTCGGGTCCCAACGAGTTTCACGAACCGCAATAATGTTGTTTTCGGCGGTGATCGTGCGCTGGACTTCGGGGACGGAGCCGATCGAGCTCGGCGCACCGCCGGACTTGTCAAACGTCGGGAACTCGCCTTTTGCACCGCCACTTGCGTCGCCGCCACGCCCGCGTGCGATGGTCACCGTCGGGACGCTGGAGTAGTCGCGGCGAGCCGACGCTGAGATGATGTTGCCTGGCCGGCTCAGCTCGAGCAGCGGCGCTTGTAGGTAGTTCGGGCGATCGATGACGATCGAGTCACGGGTCCCGCCCGGAAGGATCGTGAAGCCGTGGCGGCTCGCGATCTTCATCGCGAATTCCATCACGCCCTGGTTATCCTCGGCCTTGAAGTCGTCGAGCTGGGCTGCTCGGAAGCTGCGTTCAGGTTCGCCAAAGTACGGGCGCTTACCCGTCAGCAGGTCGCGCGTGAGATTGAAGCTACCGAGAATCGTCTTGATGCCGAACGGCGCGAAGAGCTCTTCGAAAACCGCGCCGATGTCCTGGCCCTTTTTAACCTGAAACTGGGGGTCGACCGTGGCGTCAACGAGATCGGCCAGGTAGTCACGGCCCCAGACGCGGAGCTTCGTGCCGCCATCTCCTACGCCCTCGATGCCGTCGATCCGCCCGATTACCTGAAGGTTACCCGAGATGTAGAGCTTGACGGGTTGCAGTGGTCGCCAGCGGCGGCGGAGTTCGAACGGGTTGTCGTCCGAGAATACCGTGAACTCCCACGCATCCGTGGGCGTCATGTAGTTCGATGTCAGCCGATAGCTCTCGAATCCGTCGCGGTAGCGGACGGTCTCGTCGGAGCGCTCGATCTCTACTTCGAACGTCTCAAGGTCAAAATCACTCACGGCCGTGCGCTAGGCGCCGGCTTGGCCAGCGTGTCGGCTGTCACCTTGATCTCGGTCCCGGCCTTCACGAGTGGCCCGCGGCGTAGGTGCGGGTTGAGCTTCAAAAGCTGCTCGACCGTCATGTTCACTTTGGCTGCGAGCGCCGAGATCGTCATGTTCGCGCTGACCTCGACCTTGCGTAGCGGCTTGGTGCCCGTAATGTCGACGCGGTCCTCGAGCGCCAGGATCGCGCCCTGTAGCCGTCGAGCACGTTGACGTGTCGGCGCAAGGTTCGGGTTTCGGAGGCGGTCGATCGTGGCGACGGACTTCTCAAGCCTGAACGCCATGTCGGCGAGCTGTGCCGAGACCTGCCCACCCGCAACCTCGATCTGATTGCCGACCGAACTCGCAAAGTCCAGCGGGTTGATCGTGTTTTCGGGCGGCAGCTCCTGCTTCCAGTCGATCTTTTGCAGCTCCTGATCGAACAGTCCCGCGGCGCCCTTTGCCCCCTCGAGCGTTCGGAGCTGTGTGCCGAGGTTCTCGGCAAAGTCCGACTCTTGCGGCGCTTTGATGAACTCGACTTCGACGTCGATGCCGTCGCGCTTGTTGACGTCGAGAATCTCACGGAGCGAGACGCACTTCGCGGGAAGGCTGCCGTGTACCGGGTCTGTCAGCACCCCGCGCGTGCGGTCGAGGCACGCATCGAGAAAGTCCGGGTAAACCCGCGTGAACAGGTTCTCGTATGGGCCTTTTGCGATGTCCTCGCGGAACGGGATCGTGTAGCGATAGGTCGGGCTCTCGCGACCGAGGGATTCGATCAGTTGGTTGTCACGGAAAATGAACCGGTGCCGCGCCTGCTCCTGGGCAAAGCCGTACTCACGGCCGCTGATCGGGTATTCGATCTCGCGCCAGGAGCCGCGGATCAGCTGCTTCAGGATGTCGGTCACGGCTAGTTTCTAGCGGGTGAAATGATGGGAGCAGTGCGGCTGGCATCGGGACTCGCTGGGACCTTGAACCCGGCGAGTTCTTTTCTGGCTTTCGATACTTCACTGGTGAAAGCGGCCAGTTCCTTGTTTGCTTCCTGCGTTACGGGCGCCGCTTGCCGTGTCGGGGTCTCTGGTACCGGCAAACCCGGCGGCGACAGCTTCGGCTTATCGTCCCCATCAAGCCATGACGGCAGCCCAAAGCTCGATGGCTTGTCCCGCAGTAGGTTGAACGTTAGGCCGTGTCCAACCTCCTCGAGTAGCGAGGTGTTACGCGCCGACTTGACCATTGCTGCCTCCTCTGGCGGCAGCGTGCTGGGGTCGACTTCCTGTCCGGGTAGCAGCCGCAGAAGCCGCGCGATGGCGTTGAATAGATCGCCGAGCGCTGGCGTCAGCTTCACGAATTCCGGAACCAACTTCGTCAGTGCCGGCAGCAGGTCTTTTGAAACAGCCTCGTTAAACTGTTTTGCGGCTTCCGAGAACTGCAGGTCGGGATCTTCGAGGCGTGAGGCTGCGCGCTTCTGAATCTCTTCAGGCGAAAGATTCGCGCCGGTGAAGCGCTGAAATTCCGCGAAAAGAGCTTCTTTTCCGGTGGGACCCTGCCCAGTGGCCTTTCTGTTCCTCTCTGCCTCTAGAAAGAGCGGCGAGAAGCCGCGAAGCGCCTTCGCGCTCTCGACGTTCAGCACTTCCTCGATCTGCGTCATATCCCCGCCGGTCTTGGCGAGAATGTCGGCCATGATTTCGCGGGGGTCCTTCAGCTGTGTTTTACCCTTGTCCGCGAAGACATCTATCCCGAGACCCTTCAGCGCCTTCTGTGCTGGTCGCTTGGTAACGTCTGCCGCAAAGCGCGTCACAGCCGTGGTTGCCTCTGCTGCGTCCTTTGCGCCACCGCGAGCAACCGAGGCCTGGGCGATGGCGCCCATGCTCTTCAATAGCTCAACCGGTCCGCCCTTGAATGACCTCGTAGCGGCGCCAAGACCGGCGAGCTCGGTCGCCATGTCGCGAATCTCGACCGCGCCCAGGTTACCCTGTCCGGCGATCGTGCTCATGACCTCCGCAAGCGCGGCGAGTTGTTCTTTTGGATCTTTGATCGTGTCGCGGATTACGTTGAATGCTTGACCGGCGGCTTCGCCCATCTCGCCAAAGTCGGTGCCTGTAGCCAGCGAGAGATCGGCAAGACCCTGGATCGCTCCGCGCGCAGCGGTGAGATCGCCGGTCTTCGTTACGAATCCGGACATTGCCGCGAGCGTCTCTTCCCCGCTGAAGCCGCGTACCCCGAGGGCTTCCTTTGCTAGCTGATCCTTGATTTCGGGGGTGCCGGCCTGGTTGGCCAGCATCGAGGCTGACCGTCGGATCCTGGCGCCCTCTGCAACCGCGTTGCCAACGGCGAACCCCCCAGCGATTGCCGCGCCGCCCAGAACCAAAGCACCGGCACCCGCGGCGCCGCCCGCCACTCGACGGATCCCTCTCCCTAGGCCCGCTGCGCGCTCCTGGCGTGCCCGCGAAACTAGCGCCGTGTTTCTGAGCGCCTGACGCTCGGCCCGTTCCCGAGCCCGCTCCTCGGCCCGGAACTGGGCCACCATTGCCCGGCTCCGCTGACGGTCTAGTGACTCGGAGGCCCGAGCCGTCGCGCGCGTTGCGGCGATCTTTGCTCGTTCCTCAGTTCGGATATTGGCCAGCGCCTGGCGGTGCCGAAGCGCCTCGGACTTGGCCGCTTCCTTGCGACCCGGGCCCGCCATGAGCTCGGCTGTGGCCTTCCCGCGGCTCCTGGCTGCGGCGGCCGTCGCCCGCTGCGCATCCGAAGCCATGCGCCGGTTGCTCGCGAGTATCTCGCGCTCCACGCCGCGCAGAGCATTCTTGATCGCCCCGCCCCGCTGGACGGCCGCAATTTCGTACTGAAGGCGCATTGCTACTCAGCCGGCTTCTTCCGCTCGGCGATAATCTCGCGCGCTTCGTCAGCGCTCAGAATCTTGTCGGGCCCGAGCTTCACGTCAGGTTCCGTACTGGACGCGGATGGCCGCTCGCCAGAGGAGCCAGTGAGCCCGGTAGAGCTCTTGTGGTCTGACTCCGAAGAACCGTCCAAGCTCGGTAACGGGAGGCCAGCCGATTGGTACAAGTCGCGAGCTGCTTTTGCCAACATGAAGATGCACGCGGGCCAGTGAAGCGAGTCCAATTGCGACAGATAAAAAGGGCCGCGGAGCGGATCGCTCAACCTCGCAATCCAGGTCTCGGAATCTGATTCCTCGAGTCCCTCTACGGTGCTGAATAGGCCTTTTGTGATCTGATAGCAGTTGAGCAGTGTCGCAATGTCGCCCTCGTTGAACGATGCGCGAAGCTGGCGCGTGTCGGTAAACAGCGGCGGATAGTAGCTCGTGCTATCGCCGCGTTCGCGCTTGTCTGGGTGGCAGAGAGCCGGCCTCAAAATCTCGTATGCCTGCGCCTCGCGGTAAATGTCGCCGTACCCATCGAGTTCGCCAGTGTCCTTGGCGTACTGCTGCGCCGCCTTGATAGCCTGGATTGTCTCCTCGGCTCTCAGGTAGCGCATTCTAATCTTCGTCGTGACCCGCTGTCCGTCAGCCTGGACCTTGACGAAGTCGAACTCTTTCGTGGGTGCGCCGTCCAGAAGCGTCTGGATCAGCTCGTCCGCTTTGATCTCCTTCATGTGCCTCCCAAATGCGAAAAGCGCCACCGGCCTTGGTGGACCGGGGGCGCTTACGCTGACTCACATACTGGCTGGCGACGCTCTGCCTCCAAGAGCTACGCCGCGATCTTCAGCGTCACTTTGGCTTGCTGAATTCGCCTTCCCAGCTGAACTTGAATTCGGTGTTTGCGCCGGTCGACTGCGAGAGTCCCGCCGTCTGAAACCAGCCGTTTCCGATGTAGCTCTTGGTGCCGAAGGGGACTTGCATGTCGACGTACCGCCCGTCTTGGCAAGCGGTGAAGTAGTCGTATTCGGGGCCGCCCGTAGCGACGGCGCCCGTGCAGTTGATCGTGAACTTGCCGCTGCCCGGCGTCTTCCCGGCCAAGCCTTCGAGGGTTTCGACGCGCTGGGCGCCGGAGTCCCACTCGATCTCGATCGAGCTCGGCTTGACCTGAAATACACCGTTGATCAGCAGCGCGAGCCGCAGATGGTCTTGAAGAGGCATCTTTTACCTTCAGCCCGGGCTGGTTTCAGCCAGGCGCAGAGTTGCCTGATGACGGATGTCGACCGTGCGCCCAGCGGCGCCCGACTCGAGGCGTGAGTTATTGAGCGGGTCGATGTTCACGCGGAGCGACGTCAGCCAGCCGTCCCGATCCTGGAACATACCGGCGTCGATGAACTCGTCGATGATGCTCGCGACGAACGGCTTGTATCGGCTCGGCGTGACCGTGCGCGGCGGGACGCGCTGATTCGTGTCGACCGTGCCGTCCGCAAGCCGCCGATCGTCGGTCAGCTTGAAGCCCTGATAGGTCGCCTGATCGCGGGCGAGCCAGGTGTCCGCGAAGTAATCCATGAAAGAAACGCGGTGACGCTCGCAGGCGCGGAAGTCGTCGATCGTGCCGCCAGCGTTCTTGCTCCGGCTGTTCACGCTCATCACGAGGCGGGAACCGTTCGGGTCGGAGCCGATGACCGTGATACCGTCGACAATCGCGTCGTTGATCTCGGTCTCGGTCGGCCAGTCCGACTCTGCGTATTGCGGCTTGATGAGCCAATCGGGGCCGCGGTAGTTGTCCGGGACGAAGTTCTCGCGGGTGCTTTCGATCTTGCGGTGGAGGCCGACGGTCTGGCCCACAAGCTCAGCCGGATCGTGCTCGCTGTTTTCCTGCCAGACGAAGTGCCGGCGCTCGTAGTTGCAGCCGTTGGCGATCGTCGTCAGGCCGGCTTGCGTGTACGTGTAGCCAGTGAAGGCGACGCAGCGGAATCCCGGGTTTGGCTCGCTCTTGCTCGAGACGTGGGTCTTGATCGGGGCGACCGCCGCCGACGACCACACAGAAAATCCCATGTAGTGGAAATGCGAGGTCGCTAGCACCGCGAGAGCCGCAGTGAGGTTCGTGGTCTCGGTGGTCGCGCCGTCCGCGCCGGCCGTCCCGGTGCCAAGACCGAGGGCCGCTCCCGAGGTCGCGATCACAACGTTCTTTCCGCTCTCGGTGCTGGCCCGGAAGCGAATCACGCCGACGGTGCCGTCACCGGACGATGCTCCCGCATGCTTGGCCGTGATCGTCACCACGCCGCCCGCATTGGCCGCGGTGCACGGCAGGTGCTGCTGGGCGTTGATCTGCGCGGCGATGTCGTCGCCGATCGTTGTGACCGTGTCGCTGATGTCGTAGCCGATCGCGAGTTCGATCCCGCAGATGGTCACGAAGACGCGCCCGGTTGCCGTCGGGTTCGAACCCGAACCCATGGTCACGGTGATCGTGCCCGTCGCGGTTGCAACGCCCGCGCCCGAGGACGCCGCGTAGCTCTGGCCGTAGATCTTCGCGTCCTTGTCGACGAGAAGATGAGTCCGGATCATACGGTGCAGAAACGAACCGACCCCGAAGAGTTCGATCGCGTCCTGCTCGCGCGTGATCGGGTAGACCGTGTTGTTGGTGCTCGAGCCGGCCGATGTCTTCGGTCCGGAGTAGATCACCTTGCGTGCGCCGCCGGAGGCGGTGGACGGGCCCTGCCCGAAGGCAATCTCAACAGCGGAGAAGGGTCCGCGCCAGCTACTCGGGTAGCCGAGGATCGGCTGATTGGCCATCTAGGTCAGTCCTTTTTGGCGGGCTTTGGCGCCGCCGGAGCCGCTGGCTTCTTCGAAGCCGCAAACCATTCGCCGTCTTCGCCCCGCGCGAGCTCCACGAACTCGACGCCGCACGCCTCGGCCGTCGCCTTGTCGGCGGGCCAGATCTCGCCCTTCTGGCACTTGCGAATCAGGTGGGCCGCCTGCGGCGCGTCGCTCGATAGTTCGGCGGGCTCCGCGGTGGCCTCGTATCGCGACGGAGCTTGCGGCGAGTCTCCTGGGATGAACTTTCGCCCAACGAAGCGGCGCGCCTGTCCCGGGAAATAGCTATTCGGCCAGGCACAAGACTGCCCTGGCTTCGCGTGGAACTTCAGAAGCATTCAAACCCTCATGGGTGAACGAGAAGGCGCTCGGCGAACATGCGGCAGGGAGGGACCGCGCCGCCGAGCTGGTTGGTCAGAACCGCCGAGCAATCGCCGCCATGCCGCGCTCAAGATTCGAACCGAGCACGCGGTATGCGGCGTTCGTCGCGTTGTAGAGGAATTTGTACGGGCGATTGCCGGGGTGGCGAACCACTCGGCGGAAAATCATGCGGCCGTCTGCACCGCGGAAAGCAAGCGCCTTGCGCCGACGCGCCACAATCAGGTGCGGGTGTGCGCCCCTGTCGAGCGCCGCGGCATGCTTCTTCGTGTTGAAGATGATGAGCTTGCCGCCGCTGCGCAGAACGCGGTGTTTGGTCGCCGCCTGAGTCGCGCCAGTCCGCCGCTTGAACGTCGAGAACCGCCGGACGTGGCTCTCGGCGAATCGCCCGGCTCTGTCGAGCTCGGAGACGACCAGCCGTTCCGTCTGCTGAATGACTTCCGCGTGACCCTTCCGAACCTCGTCAAGATTCGTGATTTGCCAGGCGAACATCAGTCTGGAAGCGGAATGCTCGTGTTGCCAATGACGACCGGGATCGTGCCGCTGGTGTCGCCGGTATTGCCCGTGAAGGTCGTGCCGTCGTAGGGCGCTGCCTCGCCGTCGGTGAAGCCGTCGAGCTCACTGATTCGGCAGGTCAGCGTGTAGGCGTGATATTTCGGGCCGCCCTCGGAGAAGGCTGCCGCGCCATAGACCGACGAGACAATCTCGACGCGGGAGAAGCCCGTGAGCCCCTCGCCCTGGCCGACCAGGACCTTTTTCAGAAAGGTCGAGTTGCCGTAGGTCTGAGATTCGTATGCGCGGTGACCGCCCTCGGCGATGACCGTGCGCAGAATGCGATCGACCGCCGTCAACACCGCGTCGAGCTTCAGCTGGTTGCCGATCTCGAGCGGCCCTAGAACGTAGTCGAATTCCCAGATCCGAGTGACCTGCTCTTGCCAGAGGGTCAGCTCAACCTGCTCGACCGGGGCGCCAACCGGGCCGCCCGCGAGCATGGGAAACGTTTTCTTGACCTGCTGGATCGTCGTCAGGTCGGGGAGCGCCGGCAGCACCGACTCGACCGGATCGGAGCCCTCGAGCGGTGTGCCGGCGACGGCAGCCGCCCAGATCGGCTCGAGCTCGGAATTCAGCGCGTCGCGAAACAGCTCGAGGACGATCGTTCGCCCTGGGTCGAGCGCCGAAAAATCAGTGTCGCCGGTCGCGGAGAGCGGAAGCGAAAGGTTTCCGAAGCTCCGAAACAGCGAGTCTGCGGCGGTCACGTTCCTTGCTCGACGGGCTTCGCTTGCACCATGAAGTGCAGCGCCCGATCCATGCGCTTGTCGGTGATGACGTAGAGATCGCCGGAGTCGGCCGTCGCCGGGCCGGTGATCCGAAGGTGAATCGTTTGGTTGTCGGTCAGCGTCGGGCTGAGTAGCGCGTGATTCGCGTCCGTCGAAGTTATGGGTCCGACTTCGATCGTGCCGCTTGCCAGCTGCCCAACCGCGAGCTCTTCACCGTTCAGCCAGCGGACTTTTGGCGGCTGACTGTTTTCGGTTAGCTCCGTCGACTCCTCGGTCTTCGTGCCCTGGCCAGGGTAGCCGCCGCTCCATGTCGCGACGACCACCGCCACCGAATGTGGCCTCAACCCCAGAGTTCCGGGGATTGCCCGTATCCCCGGCAGCATCGCGCGGAGGGAGGAGGCGAGGGTGGGCATCAGGCCGCAGCTCCGGTGAGTCTCGTTGGGTCAGCTAGCCACTCGGCGAGTGTTCGGGCTGCTTTCGATGCGTTACAGGTTCTGCAGGCGGGTCGAATGTTGGCGGCAACATGAAGCCCGCCGCGATTTAGCGGGATGACGTGATCGGCCTCGAGTGGGCCGGGGTGACCGCAGTAGGCGCAGTGATTACCGAAGACCTCGAATCGAGCTGCAATAAGCGATGCGGCTAACGCTACTGTTTTTGCTCTACGGCTTCTTACGTGCTCACGGGAGCGTTCAGGATTCTCGCTCCTCCAGCGCTTTGTTGCGGCCGTGTGCTTCGCTCTATGTCTACGCGCAGACTCTCTGGATTTGCGACGTTGATACTCGGGGTGCGCAAGCGCCCATGCCCTGGACTGCGCAATCTTCTTTTCGCGATTGGCGTAATAGTTTGCGCGCGACCCCGCTATCGCACAGGGCTTGCAGTACGTGCTCAACCCATCTGCATAGCGCGGGTCACGATGAAATTCCGATGGATCCCTAACCTCGCGACAGCGGCGACAGCGTCTAATAGACCGACATGCGTTGGGCGCCCGCACGACGCTGGGACCAGAGACTCTGAATCCCGAGCGCAGCGGCGAGTTCTTCTCTCCAGTAAGACAGCTCTGGCCCGAGGTTTCCGAACAGGTTCGAGCTTGCAGCATGAAATTCTACTTCATCGACCTTCTTCAGCGCGCCCTGACCGAAGCTCGCTGCCATCCGCCCTTTGACGTCACGGATTCGCCGCAGCGTCTCGCGGACGATCGACTCACCGCCCTCGACGGTCACGGGATACGTGCCGCTATGTGTCAGCGAAAGGTCAGCGGTGAGCGCGGCGCCCGACACGAGCCGAGCCGTCACGACCTCTTGCCGGTCGTCCACGTCGATGACCACGCGGTCGCCCGACGTGAACCCCGTGCCGCTCGCCAGCGTGAGCGTGACGGGTGTCGGTGTGCTCGCCGCGGTGACGTCCGTCGCTGACGTGGTCGACGCGCCGCCGCCGAGATACGGCTGAATCAGCTGCTCGAATACGATCGTGACCCCTATCCAGGGGACGGCCGCTTCTGTCAGCAGATTGTAGCCGAGTTCAGCTTTGCAGCGTGCGATCTCCGAATCGAGGAGCATGGCTCATGGTCCAGGCCTCGATCAGGACGAGTGCTGACGGTAGCTGTAGCCGATTGAATAGAGGTCGGTCGCGCCGCCGGTAACGCCGCTCACGAGCAGCATGCACCGCGCATACTTGTACCCCTCGATGCCCTTCGGCGTCGGGAGTACCTCGGTCACGTTCTCGGCGCCGGTTGCGATCGGAAGATTGATCGGCACATGGGCCTGAGCGTGCATGGTCTTGTACGTCGAGTTGTCGTTCGAGACCTGCCAATATGGCGTGACAACGAGGTTCGACGTTGCGGCCGTGACGATCAGGTACGCAGTGAGGTGCTCGACCTTCTGAAATGTCGTGCCGAGAAAAACCGCGGCACCCGTAACCGACGAGTTGGACGCGCCGCTCAGCGTGCCGGTGACGATGTTCGTATTGAAGCGGAGAGTGGTAGCAGCCATTGGCTTGTTTCCTTCACAGAGTCAGGCGAGGAAGAGAGCGCCCAGAGAGTCAGCTGGGCGCCGGGGTTACGCAGACGACCGCACGCTATAGACGAACTCGTTGTTCGCGAGGGCAAACGCGAGATCGGCGAGCCACAAGGCCAGGACCGTTTCGCCGTAATTGTCGTTCGTGTTCGCCGCGACGCGCGGAGCTCGACCCATGCCGCCCATGGCAGCTCCGGGGGCAATAGCGTGGCCGTACTGGATCGCGACCGACGAGCTGTTGGCCGTTGTCGCCAGCGTGTTCGACTTGAAGATATGGAACTTCTTCACGCTCGCCACGTACTGCGGGAACAGCGAGCTGTACTGCGGGAATTCCTTGGCGCGGCTGTTGTAGTTGCCATCCAAACCGAGCTGCTCGACCTGGATCGGGGTCAGCACGAGCGCGCGGAAGCCGTCGGGGAATGTGGGCAGGTTCGCCACGTCCATTAGCCGCTCGGTGCGCCCGAGCTGCTCGAACGTGAAGGGGAACGATCCGACCGTAGTCGCGTCGTTCACCGCGCTCATGCCCTCGGGGTAGACGGCCGTTGCCGCTAGGTCGAACAGGGTCACCCACACGGCGTCCAGGAACTTGTCGAAGTCGCGCTTGAGGTGCGTGCCGACGATGCTCGCCGCTCGGTGCACGCCCATGCTCGCATCGAACGCCTCGATGCCGTACGGCTGAACCGTGCTGTCGTACGGACCGCCGAAGCGCTCGACCGTGAGATTGGTCTGTGCGCCGCTCGGGGTGATCGGCGTGGTGCTGATCGTGGTCCCCGTTGCAATCTTGCGCGAGACGGCCGTATAGGTCGAGTTCGTGAAGACCGGGCGATTGATGCGGATCGAGCTGCCCGGCATCGCCTGAAAGTTCACCGTCGTGGCGAACAGCGAGCTCGGCAGGCCGCTCGAGAGAATCAGCCGATCGCGCTCCGCGGCGGAGTACGGGGCGCCATTGCCGCCGACCGCACGACCCGGCAAGCCGAGTTCGCTCGGGACAGCGAGCCCAGTGCCGAGCGCAGCCTTGAACAGCTGGGCGTAGAGGTATTGGGGTTCGGGCGCGGTGAGCAGCATCGACGACGTGATGTCGTAGAAGTTGCTGGGCATGGTGACGCGGGAGAACGCACTCATTTTTCAGTGTCCTTTGGATTGACGTGCTCGCACCGCGTCGCGCGGAAACGAGTCAGGAGGTTTGCTCTGGGAACACCTCGGCGAGGTGCTCCAGCGCGTAGTTGGCGGCCGCGAACGGATTGGTCTTCGCGAGCTGCGTGTGGATCTCTTTGTGGTTCGGCGGTGAAACCACCGTGCCGGGCGGAGCGGTAGGTGGCGGCGCTGTTCCGCTCGCTGGCGGGACCGGCTGTGCGGGCGGCGCGGGTTGCCCCGCTGGCGCCGGCTGCGCGTGCCATGTCGGTCGCATTGCGTCGATCTGCGCGAGCTGCGCCGCCGGATCGGAATCGGGCGCAACCCTGCGCACTGCCTCGCGCTGCAGATCCGTGAGCAGTCCCATCTGCCGCGCAGCGTGTTCTTTGGTCACGCCTTCGTAGCGATCAGCTCGCGCTTTTGCCTCTTCGAGCAGCTTGGTCGTTTCGCCGAGTCGCTCGCCCTGGGATTTCGCGTCTTCTTCGGCTTTTTTCGCCGCATCCAGCGCCGCCTTCGCCTTTGCTGGATCGGTGATCCCTAGGGACTTGGCGTAATTCTCGACGGCGAGACGGGCGGCTTGCTCAAGCCGAACGGGCAGCCATGCCGGGTTTTCGTCCGCCGTGGGGATCGCTGTGGTTGCCGCTGCCGGCGGGGTAGCCGGTGGCGTTACGGGAGCCGGTTGAGCGCCATTTGGCGCAGCTGTGCCTTCGGTGTTGAACACCGCAAATCGGGGACCGAACATGCTTCACTCCCTCTCTCGGGCAACCGTGTTTAAGCCGTCCCGTCGGACGTAACCGAGAGTCGTTTGTGTTCTCTGGCTTATCGAGACATGCCCAGTTGCGACGCCAGAGCGGCCGTCACCGGGTCGTAAACAAGCCGAAGCTTGCGCGAGATGTAGATGTCGATCGCCGCGGCGGGCAGAACCCACCAGCCGAAGGCGATGACAGCGGCTACGCGGAGCAGGACGTCGACCGCAATCACGAGCCGCACATTGCGTACCGGGGCGATTGCGTGCGCGCCGAGTAGCGTCGCGGCAATCAGGAGTAGCTGCCACGGTCCGAACAGAGCCGCGAGCGTCGTCACGGGCGAGACCATGACGAGGTCGACGAGCAACCGATGCCAGCTGCCGCGCTGGTGGTCGAGCGTGTAGGGCGTCGCGTGCCCGCCCGCCGCGCCCTTGAGCATGGCGGGGAGCATTCCGCGGAACAGCGCGAGAAGTGCCGCTCCGTTGGCGAGTCCGGCCGCGCCGATCGCCGCGAGAAGCGGAATCGGAGTGCCGCCGCCGATCCACCAGGCCACGGCGAACGCCGGTACGCAGAGGACAGACGCTTCCTTGACCGCGACCAGAGCGAACAGGACGGCGCCGAGTCCGTACGGGTCGGCCCGGAGCGCGAAGCCGGTAGCCGCCAGCGTGAGCGCCGCGACCAGCCCGTCTTGGAGCCGGCGGCGAGCCGCCAGAAACAGGAGCGGGGAGACCGCGAGGAGCGCTGCCACCACAGCCCAGTTGGCATTGAGCGGCTGAAGCGCCCAGATGGTCACGGGGACCGTTGCGACCGCCCCGGCTACCGAGGCCGCCCGCGTGCCGATAAGCGCGCAGAGCGTCAGCCACAGCCAGCGCAGGGGGCTCGGGAGCGACTGCGCCTGAAAGCTGTTCAGGAACTCGAGGCCCATCCGGCGGAACCCGCCGAAGCCGTGCCGGCGGACCATGTCCGCCTGGTTTTCGTAGACACGCTCGTCTGGACCGAGGCTTGACTTTTCGTCCGGCTCCGCCTGAGCGGCCTTGATCTTGTTGATGTTCTCGAGAACCCGCCCACGCTCCTCGTCCGGGAGCTGTGGTAGCGCGTAAAGTTTCTCGAGCAGGTCGAGCGCTTCGTCGAGCTTGCCCTGCTCCGAGAGCGCGCCCGCGAGCAAGTCGACGGCACGGAACGCATAGATCGACTCGTCGGCGGGAAGCGGGTCGGTCGGACGCGGCACCTTCTGCGCAGCCCGGGCGTAGAGCTCAGCGAGAGCATGCTCGCCGCGCACCGAGTGCACGCAGCCGAGAGCAAAAAGCGTCTCCGCCCGGTGCGGGTAGAGTTGCCAGCTCTTGAGGTAGGCAGCCTGAATCGCTTCGAACGGCGCCCCGATTTCCTCGAGGCACTGGCCGATCATCAGCTGACTGTAGCCGCGCTCGGCCTGCATTCCTCCGGGCAGCTCGATGCGCCGCTCGTAGGCTTGAATCGCTTCTTCGTAGCGCTTGGCGCCGGCCAGTCTCTGCGCGAGGTAGTACCAATAACGTGATTCGTTCGGCTCGCGCTCGACCGCGCGCTGAAGCACTTCAACGTCGCGGTTGTACTTGGCGATCAGGCCGTCGGCACTGCGCGCGCCGTCCGTGTGGGACTCGACGAGACACGCCGGGAGAATGGCGTGCGTCTTGCCCTGCTCAAGCACCTCGTCGAGCACGTAGCGGTAACGAAGGTGCGGCTGAAACAGGAACTTGCGCGGCCACTTGCCAGTCGTCCCAGCAATCTGGAACATGGCGTCGTAGGTCTCGCACGTAAGGTCACGTAGCGAGAACCCGGGGCCGATCGTCAGCTCCTCGTCGGCGTCGAGCGTCAGGCAGTAGTCGGGATTGAACTCCGCCGCCGCTTCGATCGCCTCGTTGCGGTTCGTGGCGAAGTCGACCCATGGCCGCTCGAGCAGAACCCCGGGAATCCCTGCCAGCTCCTGACGGATGATTTCCTGAGTGCCGTCCGTGCTGCCCGTGTCGCTGATGGCCCAGGCGTCGATGTACTTTTTGATCGAGCCGAGGCAGCGCCGGATAACCTTCGCCTCGTTCTTGACAATCATGGTCAGAACGATGCGCGGTTTCTTGCCCATTACTTCTTCGACTTTTTCAGCTTGTCAGCCTGCTCGAGCTTGCGAACCGAGAGCTGTTTCGCGGTCTCGGCAAGCTGGGCGCCCGCCTCGCGCTCGGCCGCGTCTACAAGGTCGTTGACGTTCGATGTCGTGGCGTTTCCAACGGCAATGCGGGCGGCTTGCCACTCGGTAGCCGCGTTCTTGTACGCAACGATCGCCGCCGTGAGCCGCTCCCACTCCGCCGGGTTCTTTGCCCGGAATGCCCCGGCCTCGTTGTCCTGCCGCAAGCGCTCGGCCTGCTCCAGGGTGACGAAGCCGTCGGGGAACGGATTGGCAGCGACCATCAGCTCTCGTCGACCGTCACGAAGATCGGAACCTGCGTGCCAGCAGCGACCACCGCCGCAGCGGTCGGGCCGCCGACGGAGAACGCCAGCGTAGTACCCGAGACCGAGGCGATGATCGCGTAGGCAGCGGTGCCGCCCGGTGTCAGCCCCGCGGGTCCGCCCGCGGCTTCGCGCAGCGTCACGGTCTTGCCGAGCTTGGTGATGGCTTCGATCTTGTCGTCGCACGTCACGACGGCGCCGGTATCGCCGGCCGTCTGCGAGCCGATGTTCAGCAGCAGGCGGTAGGTCTTACGCGACCCGGTAGAAGAATTCTGAATAGAGCCCGCGGGCCCCTCGACGAGCACGCATTCGGCAATGGTTGCAGCAACGACGGCCATGTTTTTCCTCGATGGTGGAGCTATCCCGACTTGCGGGCGCTACTGATGTCTGTGACCTTGGCGGGAGGCGCCTTCAGCGCTGCCAGGAGTCGTTTGATTTCGGCGCGCTCTTCTTCGAGTGCGCGGAGTGCTTTGATCTCGCGTTCGACGACACGAAGCCGGCCGCGGAGCTCTATCGCGTACTGACGCCGCTCGAGCCGCTGACCCTTTGCCTTCTGGGTTGCGATCGACGCCGTGACCTCGCGCTGCTCTTCGTGCGCGGCCGTCGCGTTTTTCAGAGTCTCGACGAACTGGCCTGCAGGGACGACTCCACCGGCCGGCGTTGCCGCTTCTTCCAGCGGTTTGATTCCGCCGGGCGTCAGGACGAAGCCGGCCATTAGAACAGCGCGACCATGAGGCTCGCGTCAGTGCTGGCCCTGACAACGGTCTGGATTCGGAGCGGCAGGAATGCGCCGTCAACAACTACTAGCGTAAGTGTCGTCGCCGGGTCGCCGTGAAGCTTGACGTTCAGCGTTCCGCCGCCACCGACGTAGATCGCGCGGGTCGGATGATCGAACGTGTGATCTGTTGAGCTGATGTCGACCGCAACGCCGTGCGTGGCCGGCCCAAGCCAGTCGTTCGGGCGGTTCGTTCTCGGGTAGCCCATGCGATCACATCTCGAAAAGCTGGATCTCTCGGCGCAGTAGCTCGGGGCGAATCTGGTTCCAGACCGTCTCGCAGCCGACGGCCATCACATGCTGTCCGCGGCTTCTGTTCATGACCGGCGCGTTAATCCAGACGATTGCATCCGCGGGGGAGCCTTCCGGGTTGCGCGTTAGCCACTTGCGAAGAGCTCGCGGCATTGCGACGCCTTCGCAAATCCAGGCGCCCGGCTCGTCGAACCACGTTGACGCGGCCAGCGACGACTCCGACCAGCCAAGGCCGCGGAGCTCGTCCGCAGCGCGAACCCAGTGACCGAGATCACTTAGCGCCGCCGCCAGATGGCTTTTGCCCGCCCGGGGGCCGCCCGCTATCGCCACCCTTGGCGGGAGGCTTGCCCGGAGCATTCGGGCCAGTCCCGAAAGCTCGAGCCTCCGCGTTGAGTGCTGCGGTTGCGGCATCAAGCTCGCGATTTGCATTCTCTTCGCGCTCTTTTTCGAGCTGCTCGATCGCGGCGTCGATGTTCTCGATGCCGAAGATCGGCGCGATCTTCTCGACCGCCGCCCGAAGCGTGATCAGCGGAGTTCCCGCCGTCCCGCCGAGCGCCTCTTGAACCATCGTGACGATCTTGTTCTGTTCGTCAGGGTCAGGCGCGAAGTACGGGCCCCATTTGACCGTCAGGCTAGGGGACTGCCACGGCATCTGGAGCCTCGAACTTCTTCAGGATCGGAAGGGCCTGCTTGATCAGCGGTACCCGAAGACTCGTCCCGGCGCGCGCCGCGATCCGGAGCTGCATGTCGACGCTCGGCTCGAGGAATCGCTCGCTGAGGTCGTCGCGGTACTTGCCGCAGCGGTCGATCTGCTTTTGCTTGATCGCCTCGAGCGCCTTACCGCTGGTCGTGGCCGCGAACTTGATGTTCTCGGGGTCGAGAAACACCACGCACAGCGCCTCTTGAACCTTGAGCCGTAGATCGCTGACGTTCGTATGTTGCGCCTCGAGCGAATCGCACGGCGTCGTCAGAATCTGAACCTTCGTCTCTGGGTTCGTGTACTGATTGACGTACCCCGGGCCCTTCTTCCGCGCTGGCTTCTGTGTGGGGCCGTAGACGAATCCGCCGTTGACAGCGTTTCCTGGTCCGATATGACCGCCGAATTCCGTGCTCGCCACGACGGGCGTCACGCCCTCCGCTGTCGGGTTGTAGCCGGGCTCCACTCCGATCTCGCACATCTGCGGCTCACTGAAGAGTGCACATCGGTGCCACTGCGATCGGGCTAGGTCGTGCTGTAGAATTTCGTCCGTGGTCTTTTCGTGGATGGCGTGGCCGTCGATCACGTTGACCGGCTCGCACCCCTTCATGAAGGGATACCAGACGGACGGACAGAACCCGAGGTTGTGCGCGACGCTTCTCGCATTGTCGACCTGCCAATTCGGCTCGGCCCCGTCCTCGGTCGCGTTGGCCGGTAGGAACGTGGTGTCGTTCGTCGCGTCGATAACCCGCCGATAGAGCTTGACCCGCACGGCCCACTTGCCCTGGGCGTCACGGTACGTGTCGAGATACGGATAGCGAATCTCGAGCCGCAGAACAGCGCCGAACTGGTCGAGCTCCGGCGTGCACCACTTGGCGGGCTGGAGCTCCGAGAACGGCTTGCCCCCGCGGTGACCGTGTAGGCCAACCGCAGTCCCGCAGCCCATGGCCGCCGCCAAACCTTCGCGGCAATACGCTCTGAAGCCGCTCAGCTTGTGATACTTGGCGATAAACCGATCGAGCGTTTGGCTCGCGTCTTCCGCAAGGCCCGCTTCGTCGTCCTCTTCGTCCTCACCGGGTCGAGACGAGAACGCCGGGAAGCGCGACTCACCGAAAAGCAGGTCTGAGTAAGAACCAATCGCGAGGTCTACCGCCGGGTAGACAATGCACGGTCGGCGCTCCCAGAGCGGCTTTTCGTCGTCGAACCAGTCGCAGGCTCGATCGGCGTACTGCGTGCCGGCGACCCAACTCTCGAGCCACTCGAGCTGGCGATAACGGGGCGAGGTGTTCGCGGCGAAGATGCGTGCGGCTTCCTCGGCGCCCTGGTACTGCTCGGGTTTCATCGGCCGCTCGTGGTGTGCCTGTAGTTCGGCATGCGACCGAAGCGGCCGACCGCCATGTAGCGAACTGGGTCGAGCGCGTGGTTATGCTTGTCCTCGGGCTGCTCGTCGAAGGTCCCGTCCGAATTCTTCTTTCGCCGGTACAAGCCGAATTCGCGAATCGTATTCACGCAGCGGGGCGAGACGTAAAGCCGCGCGTACCGCTCGCCGTACTCGGTCTCGCGAATGAACAGCAGGTTCGCGACGCGGCTGATACCAGCAAGAATGTCGTTGTCGACCTCGGCAACCCGAAGCCCCATGCTCCGCAGGTCGTGAATCCGATCGGGCCTGCTCGGGTCGGGATAGAACGTTCCATCCCGCCACTCTCGAGCCCGCTCGTTCCAGACGTCGTTCGGGACTTCCGTCTCGTAGCTCTCGTCCAGCAGCCAAAGGATCGCGTCCTCGCCGTGACCAACAAGCCCCGCGCGAATCAGTGAGCCGGGGTCGGTCCAGCCATGGTCCTGGCCGATGAGAATCTCTTGAAAGCGTGTCCCGCTTGGCGGCTCGCGGACGTGGAACTCTTCTTCGAACGGGTAGACGAGGCCTTCGCCTGCGTCGAAATTGCAGTTGTACTCGCGTTCGAACGTCGCGAGCGGCATCGTCACGCGAGCCGTCTCGACCTCGCGCTGATCAACGTTCAGCGGCGCGTCGCGGTAGGTCGCGTGCACCGTGTAGAAACGGGCCAGCGCGTCAAGCTCTTCGGGGGTGAATCCGTCAACCTGGCCCGCTCGAATGCGAGCCCCCTTGAGCCCCGCCTCGTAAAGCTTGAAGAGCAGCCCGTGCCGGCCGCGCTTCGGAGTGCCGCTGACGACGCGAATCTTGAGCGACCAGGGCTCGGTAAACCACGGCGTCACTACGCCGTCGAAGACCTCGGCCTCGGTGTCGTCGCCCTCGTCGACCATGGCCACGTCGGCACGAATGCCGCGGGCTCTCTGTCCGCCGTGCTCTGACGCCGGGAAGACCTGGATGCTCGAGCCGCCCGGGAACGTGACCGTGAACGTCGTATGATCGACGTCGGCCCCGAGGAACGCGAACCCCTCGCGGAGCTCGTTCAGCATCGCCCGCGAATGTGTGTCGCGAAACTGCTTGAATGTGGGCAGCAGGAAGACGATGCGAATGCCGCGAATCGTTCCGCCCGGGGTCTGCCTGACCCGGTACTCCCACTGCGAAATCAGGATGTACGCGAGTCGCCGGATAAACCAGGACTTGCCGACGCCGCGCCCGAACGCGAGGACGATCGTCCTGCCGGGCTTGACCGCGCGCATCGCCCGCGACTGTGGCGGGTTGAAAACGATCCGCGAACTCACGCCGCCTCGGGCTCAGGGTCCGAGTCGGTGAACACGACTTCGATCTTGCGCGTGCCGTCAGCCGGCTTCGGCTCCTCGAACGTGCCGAGGTGGTCGCCCTCGAGCTTCAGGAGCTGGGCCAGCGCTTCCAGTCGGCCCATGCGAGCCGCTTGCGCCTGGGCGCCTTCGATCTTGGCGTGCCAGCGTGCCTGAAGAAACGCGCGGTCTAGCGGGTTCGTGTTGAAGAACCGCGAGGCCTCGGCCGAGTCCTTTTCGATCGTCTCTTTCGAGAGTTCCCAGCACTTCGCGAGCTCAGGACCCGTCACGCCCGTTACCCAGAGATTCTGGGCCATGAGCGAGACCATGTAGTCGATCCGGCCTTGCTTATCAGCCGGGCACTCCGGGTGCTCTGCGTGTGTGACCGTACGGCTTGCGGGCTTGCGTGGCATAGCGACCTCGCTCCCGGCAACCGTGTTTAGACCGTCGCGTCCGACGTACGGGAGCGCTTTCGCGCCTGTGGTTTACTGACTGGCCGCGGAATGCGGCGGAAGATTGACGCGGTTTGCCGTACCGCGGGACGTGTCTGCCGTCGTCCTCGTCGCACCAGAGCACCGTGACGATCGCGTCGTCGGCGTCGTCCTGCTCGGTGACGTCATGAGGGGCGTTCATGCGTTCGGGGGCGCCCCTCGACTCGCCCGTTTGCCGGGTGCCGATGGGGGCGTCTTGGGGGCTCGTAGCCCTTGGCTCTCTGCTCCGGGATTCTGGGATCCCGCGCGCGAGGGCTTTCAGGATCCGGGGCTTACCCATGGTCCAAAGCGGTCATTGGCGGCCGTTTTGATGGGCGCTTCACGTGGCCCGATAGCTGCTCGACGCGCCTCGCCACTTCCTGAATGTTCCCCGCTAGTTGCTCGTCACGTTCCCAGAGCTCTTGGAGCCTCGGTTCAACCTCCGTGGTCACATGCTCGGCGACCCCGTCCGCGATCCGGTCGTCGATGCTCTTCAAAAACCCTTTCAGGTTGTCCTGCAGCTCCTGGACTTTGGACTTGAAGAGCTCGGGGCAGTAGCGGCGGAGGGCTGACAGCGTGATGCGGTAGCGCGCGCGCCTATCGCCTCCGAGCCGGGTCATGATCCGCTTTTTCGTCTGCCGCTCCCTGGCGAAAAGCAAGCGCTTCAGGCGTCGGGATCGGCCTCGGCCCTCCCAGTGGAGCTGCTGGGCGGCTTGGTCGAGCGTGAGAAGCCGTTCGCTCATGACCGCGCCCCGAGCTTGTTCCAGAGCCGGCAGCTTGCGTCGTTGAGTTCGCGTGCCTGCTCCTCGGCCGCTCGGAACTGCGCCGCGCGCTTCTCGTTCGGCTTCTCGGATTGGGTGGCGCGTAGGTTTTGGAAGAACTGGGCCGGCGGTAGCCGCTGCGGGTTCGTCCGGAGCATGGTCTTTCCCGCCGGCACGAGGTGCCAGAGTGCTCCAAGCGATCCGCCGTCCGGCGAGTAGTATGCTTCGAGCGCGGCGGTCGCCGGCAGCGGGCCCTGTTGTCCCCGAACGCCGGAGAGCCGTCCCGAGATCCGCCCGAGCCGCGCCAGGTCCGTTGCGTCGACCTCGACGCCACCGCCCCCGCCTTTCTTGCTCGAGCCCATTGGCTGCGCCGTGAGCTTGCCCGTGGCGTGCGTCCGGAACCGGGGCAGCGTCCAGCCGCGCCCCTCGCAGTCGCGGCACACGCGGTCGCCGGCCGGCGGCAGTAGGTCCGGGATGTCGATCTCGAGCAGCCGCAGGTAGGCTTGCTGACGTTCGGTCGGAGCCGATGCCGGCCTGCTCGCCTCGAACCCGCTACCGCCGTTCCAGCGCACGGGGTCGCCCCCGCACCGCTCGCACGGCCGGGCCGTCTTGCCGAACATCTCGAGCCGCGCCATGAGCGCCGCTGTAGGACTCTGTGCGAATACCCCGAGACCGCCGCTTCGGAAATACCAACGAAGTTCCGCGGCGTCGTTCGCGTTGATCACCGAGGACACGAGCGCCAGCGAGACCAGCTCGCTAGGGCTTTTGTCGAGTGCTTGCATCTGCTAGGCTCCTTCTGACTCGGGCGAGTCGTGAGCCCCGTTGGCGCAAGCCGGCGGGGTTTTCGCTTTTAGGTCAGGCCGTTCGCCTCCAGTACGCGCCGTGTAAATTCGATGGCGCGTTTCGGATACATGGCCAGAAACACTTCGGGCGGCATCGGACCCTTGGCGTTGTTGCAAACCGAGCACGCGGGAACGCAGTTGCCTAGCGTGGTGTCGCCGCCGCGATAGATCGGAACAACATGTTCCAGGACAAGCCGTCCCCACATTCCACAGTAGACACACTCGTTCTTAAAAGCGCGCCTGATCGATTCCCACTCGGATTCTTTCAGGTCTCCCTTGCCACCATTCCATACGGCTCTGGCTCGTTGTCGCGCGAGCCTGAATCCTCCGCCAACACTGCCGCCGATTGAGCCGGACCCGGTCGTCACTCGATCGAAGCGAGTGCAGTCATAGCCCGATCCGTCGAACGGATCGTCCGCCCAAAGCAGCTCACCTTCGCCGTATGTCTCGTCAATTTCCCAACCCGGAAACGTAACGAGACCAACGTCCACTTCGTGACGCGGCCGGCGTCGGTTCCACTCTGATTCATTTGGGTAAAACTTGCTCATGCTCTATCGTCCGCCGCCCTCTCACTCCGCATCGCCTCTTCAGCGTCGGACGGACGGACGCCGAGCAGGCGGGCGAGTTGTTCAAGTGTAGCGAGCATCAGTTGAGCCCCATTTCTGCCCGCCTCGCATTGGTCTCCGTGGTCGTCGACGCGCACACCGTCACCGGCAGTCGATGCCTCAGCAGGTCGAGCAGTCTGCCCGCCACGTGCCAATCATCAACCGCTAGGGTCAGCGCGCCGTCTTCGCAGTGAACGCAGCGGAGTGTCGTCGCGCCGGCTTCGGCCGCTGCATAAACGATCGTGCAGAAGTCGGACGGAAAGGGGCTGAAGTGGTCTCGGAGTGTGGCGAGCATCACGCACCCCCAATCACGTAGTCCGCGTCCTCGCAGTCCCAAACCCGCACCGGCTCGGGGTCGGGGGGAGGGGGCGGTGGCATTGGTGAGTACGCGGTTTTGCTCGACACGCGCCCGAGCTTTTTCTTCAGCTCGCACTCGCCGCACACACCGCGATACGCCGCGTGCCGATCGTCACACCGCTCGTAGAACCTGCCGAACAGCTCGACGCCGCAACCCCAGATGCACCACCGTCGCTCCGGCTCCGCTTCCTCCGCCGCCTTCCGCCGTTCGAGCTGGGCGTGGCAGTCGATGTGATACAGCGTGCCGATCGCGTTGTAGTACACGCTACCCAACGGCTCAGTGCAAAACGCGCACCGCTCGGACATGTTGGAGAAGGGGGCGGGCGGGCGTTGCTCCCGCTTTTCCCTCTCGCCTTCCTGCGTGTACGCCTTGCTCGCCCCGTCCCCCACCGGGCGCAGGGTGGAGCGGAGGACGTATTGATGCCTACCATTGCCGTCATCCAGTGCTGCTAGCTCAGCGCGGTGAATCCCGTTCAACAGTCCCTCACCGGTAAACACGCCGCCCGAACCCTGATTGAACCGTGTTCCGATCGGCACGGTTTGAGGCAACACACTCGGCTGTTTCGCTTCAGTCATGGTCGGGTCCTTTCGGTGACTCCGCGTCGAGCTGGTGACGCGCTAGTGATGCTCGCTGCCCGGAGCTATTCGCGGCTTCCCGGAGCATCTCGAGCCGCTCTTGGTCGGTTGCCGCTTTGACGATCCGGCAGTGTCGCGCAATGGCCACCGATTCGGGCCAGCCCGCAGGGTTCACATATTCGCCGTTCTGGTCGCATGCGAGCACCCATGTCTCGCCGGTTGGCGCGTGCTTCACGTGGTCGCCGGCTCGGAACGGGAAGAGTTGGGCGGCCTCCTCGCAATGCTTGATTTCTGCCAACGCGATCTCAAGTCTCGATTCCAACAGCTCCGTTTCGGTCATCCTGCTCTCCTTGCCGGCGGCTTCTCCGGCTTGATCATCCACCCCGGCACAACACCAACACTCGGCTTCGTCGGCTCCCGCACGAATGGCTTCGGCATGGGTCTCTCGAACGTCACGAACACCGAGACCACGGGCTTCCTCGCATGCTCCGGCACCGGCTCACCAGCACGCCCCGGCAGCCCCCAGACGAACAGCCCGAGCTCACGGTCCCGGCGCCGCTCGAGTTCGCCTTTGCGCCTCATGTCGCGGACCAGGGATTCGGTTTCCTGCCGGGTGCGCTTGATTGCCGACGCCAGGGAGCGGATCGGCAGGGGGCCGTGGGCGAGGGCCTCGCGGATTGCGGCGCGTTCGGGGGCGGTGCGGATTCTGCTGGTCATGCCGACCTCCGAGACCCGCCAACCGACCACCGCTGCCAACCAGCGACGGCTACGGCTACCGCGTCGCGTTCGTGTTCGTTACTCAGACTGGCGTTTGGAAACATCGCTTCGACGGCACGCTTGATCCGAGACTTCGGCGCCGCACCCGAGCGGATCCCGATCGCCCTGTTCGACTCGGACTTCGTCACCATGAATAACTCACGCCAGCTGCCTAGACTCTCGAGCGCGCCCTTAATCTCGCCCACGAACTGAGACACTCTCAAACCGTTCTTGTTCGCGGTTCGCGGTCCTTGCCAGACGAAGTTTTCAAGACTGATGACCGTGAGTGACGGCTCGGATTCTTTCCAAGAGCGGTGTACGGCTTCCTCGGCTATCGTTCGCGCCGAAGCACCACGGAGCGACATGGCTCCGTAGATTTGGCGACCAGCCGTTGAGAAGTACGCATAGACTAGGCCGGTGCACACGATGCCGGGGTCGATGCCGATCACGAATGTGCTCACGTCGTCCTCTCCGTTCCCGTAGCGGGCGGGGGTGCGGTCATCAGTAACGCTCCGTCCAGTGTTCAGGCGGCTCGGGCTCCGGAAAGCTCTCGCCGACGTCGTCAAAGTTGTCACCGCCGGTTGCGTTGCTAATGACATTCTCGAGACGCTTGATCTCTGGATCCTGAACGGCCACGAACGCCGCTGAATTTGAATCCCATTCGAGCGGCACCTTCGATCCGCGCTGGCCGTTCTTCACCTTGTCGATGAACATCGACTTGGTGCCGCCCGCAACAACCACGGTACCGTTGCGATCCTTGATGTCCTTCTCGGGCTCGAAGCCGATCGCTATGACCTCGGCGGCGTTCGCCACGTCTCGGCACTCTCGGATGTTGTGGCGGTTCGGAAGCTTGCCCGGCTCGCTGATCGTGAGTTGGCTTAAAATGAGCCCAGCGACCTTCGTTGACTTCGTGATGTGTCGCATGCGCGCTGCGATCTCGCGGTACTTGACGCGCTCGTCCTGGTGCTTTCGGTTCGACGGGAACTCTTGCAAGTAGTCCCAGCAAACCAGATCGATCTTCTGCTCGCGAATGATGGTCAAGATATGCTGCTCGAGCTTCTCAATCGGCCAACGACGCGCATCCACGTAGACGGGAATTGACTCGCCCGCGTTCACGACTTCCATCACGCGCTGCTTTTCTTCGGCTTGCAGCTTTCCGTCACGAAGGTTCGTTGCGCTGACCTTTGCCCGGCGGGCCATGAGCCGATCACCGTAGATCTCCTCGGTGTCCTCGCTTGAGACGATCAACACCTTTCGCTTGGCCTTGATGTTCTCGTCGGCAAGCGCCACCACCCACGAGCTCTTGCCCCAGCTGGTGTCCGCGCCGAGCACCCAGACGAAGCCAGGGCGCATGCCGCCCGTGATCTTGTCCAGGCGATAGTGCCCGGTAGTGCAGACTTCGGGGCGGTCCGTCGAGAACGCCCGCGCCATGCTTCCGCTCAGGATGTCGCGGACCGTGAGCACGCGCGGCACATCCACGGAGACCTTTTTGACGTCCGCCGCCGGGTCCGCGTCGAGCTTGCCCGCTTGCTGCAGCTCGGCCTCGTCGGGGATTTTCTCTGCCGCCGTCATGCCGCTTCGTCCTAGCGCTCAGATTCAATCGCCCGGCGGTACACGCGGGCTCGGCAACGTAGTGTCTCGGTGATCTCCGCCGCGTAGCCGTCGCCGGCCTCGTCCAAGTGGGTCCGCACGAGCACCTCGGCGCCGTACGGGACACGCGCCGCAAAGCCTTCGTGCCAACTGCCGCTCAGCACACCGATCACCGGTAGCGCTGGATTGATCAGGCTGCGCGCGATGTAGTCCGGTTCGCCCTCGACGATCACTACGCGGGACGACCGCGGCTCGCCCTTGAGCATTGCCACGGCCTTAGGGTTCGCCATGGCCAGGCCCTTGTGTTTGCGCCGGCTGGGTGGGCGACGCTTCGCCTTGTTTGGCTTGGTCGAATCCGTAAGCCACGCCCGGACCGCGCGCATCGTGCCGGCGGCGTCGTAGACCGGGACGATCATCCGGTATCCCTGAGCCGGCCACCACGCGCCGTCACAGCGCGCCCATTCTGGCAGCTGGCACCACAGGCCGTTCTTGAGCACGAGTGCCTTGGCGAGCCCCCAGGCGTCGACCATGTCCGGATCGAAGCCGCGCGCCGAAAGCGCCGCGCTGGTCACCGGGTCGTGGCGGATTGGTCCAGCAGCGTCCCACAGTGCGGCAACCTCCGCGGCGTCCGGGTACGGCTTCTCGGGCTCGGGCGGCAGCTCCGGGCGCGGAACTACCTGGACCTTTTCCGTTCGCTTGGCGCCGTCGTCGAACTGCTCAAGTAGGTCCAGCCGGCCGGCGATGGTCGCGGCCTCGCGCATGACCTCGCGAAAGTCTCGGCCGAGGTTCAGTCCGCGCACGGCGGCGATCAGGCTCAAGGCGTCTCCGGTCCAGTCGCAACCCCAGCACCTGACCGCGATCGTCCGGTTCCGCTTATGCACTGAGCACGACGCTGTGCGCTCGTTGTGAACCGGGCAGAGCACGAAACAGTACTCACCGCGGTTCTCGGCGACCTTGAGCCCAAGCCCGTCGCAAAGCTGCTTTGGGCTGGTCAGCGAGTGGCGGATTTCAAGCGCGAGCGGATTCATTGAGCCAATCCTCGGCGTCGCCGTAGCCGCCGGTTTCGTCTGTTTGAGCACCGCCGGACTCGCCAAGCCTCTGGGCTATCGCGGCGAGTTTTCCCTGTTCTTTCTTGCGTTTGACGTCGTCCCTGCACCTCGATTGCCAGTGAGCTCGGCGCTTTCCGGCACCGCCGCCGATGGTCCAATACGCTTTGAATTCCTGCACCGCTTCGAGAACGACCGCCTCGGAAAAGCCTGACCACGAAGCCAGATCCGCGACGGCTGATGGGTGCAGTTGGAAGTCCAGTGGCAGAATGATCTCCCGGTCCAAATCCAGTGACCCCACGGAAGCGGCAGCGGTTCGCTTCTCCTGCTCCTGTTCTTGATCCTGTTCCTGCTCCTGCTGTGCGCGCGGAGAATGTCCGCCGGACTGTTCGCCAAACTGTTTGAGCAATGGTTTGGGGAAACCTGCTGGTAGTCCGTAGGGGAAACGCTTCCCGGAACTATTGACCCATTCCACGATCTCGGTGACGCCGCGGTCACGAAGCCCACACTCGGGAACCAGCTCGAGATGCTTCATCCATCCGCGCAGCACGTTCTCGTTCTTTGGCTGGTTAGCCGGCACGTGAATCGCTTTCGGGAACCAGATGACCCCGGCGTCCCAATCGGCGTGGACCTTGCCGGTCGGCTTGTCCTGGGCCCCAGCAAGCTCCCTGTACGTCTTTCGGAACAGCCCGATCGACATCTTGAACGCGCGCGCCAAGCCGTCCTCGGTGGCCGGCCAGAGCCCGGCGACGGGGGTCACGTGCGGGCCCGTGAGCAGACGGAACCACAGGAGCTGGCCCATGTGGGACAGGTCACGAAACCACTTGTCCGCGTTGATGCGGCGGTCGATCGAACTGTAGAAGCTCACCAGCCACGCCTTTCCCGGTTCTCCCGATCGCGTTTCGTCAGTCTCTCGTGACACGGCCGGCAGACCGCTCGCAGGTCGAACAGCGGCTCGTCGAACACGTGTGCATACGTGATGTGGTGAACCTCGGTTGCTGCCGCATTCGCACATGCCTCGCAGCCGCCGGACGCGCGGGCGAGAACCTTTGCCCGTTTGGCCTTCCATTCCGGGCTGGCCAGATAAGCGTTGTAGCGTTGCCACCACTGGCGATTTTGGTCGGCACGCTCATGCTCGAACTGCTCTCGTTGACGCTGCCTCTGCTCTTCACGGAGCTTGTTGTGTGCGTAAACAGTTTGAATCCCGCGGCGTTTCTGGGCAATTCGACGCGAGGGCTTGACGGGCGGCTCACCCG